TTACCCCAATACGTTATTCATATAAGCTTCAAACCCCGAAATAGAATCTTTATTAATTTTATCGCTGATATGAGAGTAAACGTTAGCAGTGATTTCTATACTCTTATGTCCTAGTCGATCTTGAATGTATTTCATACTTGCACCAGACTCTAATAAAAGAACCGCGTGGGTGTGTCGTAATGAGTGTATTTCTAGTCTAGGTAAATTTGCTTTCTTAAGTATGCGTGAGAATGCATTGAACAATGTTGACTTCGGCAAGAAATTTCCATCTACTCTTGAAAAGACCAAATCTAATTCATGTTCATATGCATCTTGTAAAACAAGCTTATTAGCATTTTGCCACTTTTTATGTTCGAGTAGCTCATCAACTAATGATTTAGGAATCATGATAGTACGTTTAGAAGTAAATGTCTTTGTATCTCCAAATAATTCTTCTTTTGTTTTAGCTGTAAAATCCAATGTTTTAGAAATAGTAATAGTATGTTCTTTTAAATTTATGTCTTTCCATTGTAAAGCAGCAGCTTCACCTTTACGCATACCAGTATTCAGAAGTGCTTTGAAAAAGATGTAATAAATATAGTTATATTTATAAGAAGTCTTTAGGAAAAGGGTAATGTCTTCACTTCGCATATATTTTAGCCCTTCTCTTTCTTTATTGTTCTTATTTGAAATAACTACTTCTTCACAAGGATTGTTTTCAATCTTTTTTAAGTTAACAGCCTTTTTCATAGCATTATTCATTGTGCCGTGGATAATTTGAACAGTTCGCTTACTGTATCCCTGATCAGTTAAGGAATTAATAAATTTTTGATACATCATTGGTTTGAGTTCTTTTAGGTTCATGTTTTGAAAGTAGGGGATGATATGCTTTTCGATGTTACGTTCATGCAAGATAAAAGTGTTTTTCCTTACATTGTCTTGCTTAAATAATTTTAACCAGTCTCTAAGGTAATGTTTTAGTGAAGTAGGAGTAATCTCAACTTCTAAACCGTTTAATAATTTTTTCTCTTCTTCAGCAGCTGCAAGTTGTGCTTCTTTTTTCGTCTTGAATCCACGTTTTGATTTTTCTTTGTATTTTTGAGTATAAGGGTCTTTAAATCTCACCCGGAATTCCCAAACATCTCCGAATTTTCTGAAGCTAGCCATTATAGCATTCCCTCTTTCTTTATAATTGTAAAGTGGCCAGATTAATCATCTAACCACTTTACTGGAGTTTCTTTGTAACTCGAAACTTCAAATTTTATTTCACCATCAACAATATGGATTTTTTCAACGATAGGGACCTTTTTAAATTCTTCTTGTTGGATGGTGCGTTTCTTTCGTTTTTCTCGTTCAGCGTTTAAATCAATAATCAAAATGTCTCACCTCCTTTTAGTAAGGCTTATAAAATTCTAACAGTTCAACTGGAATATTATTTTTGTATGCTATACATGCTTTTGTATCACCAGGTTGAATGGTCTTTTTATCAATTAACAAAAGCGCAGCAAACGTATTTGCTTCTATCTCTAATTTATCAACTGAAAAGAATGTATTCTTACGCAGAAAAGGTGTGTTTGCATGAGTATGTAGGATTGCATGTCCTAATTCATGTGCACAAACAGTTCTTTGCATAGATGGAGACAAATGATTATTAATAACGATGTAACGATTTCTTTTTTCATATTTATAAAATCCATTTATTTCTTCGTGTAAATCCCAAGTTAGTACATTTATCTTTAAACAATCTGCAAGCTCATAGGGGTTATTCGTGTTGTGTTTTGTGCAAAGTTGTTGGACTAGATCTCTTATGACGAATTTCAATGTTTTCCCTCCTAAGCTCGCATCAGTTATCGTCAGTACTACGATATTTCTTAGGAACGTATTTTTTATTGATTACTTTAGTTTGTTTCACGATGTACTCCATTGCATCTAATAAAGATTCTACGGCTTCTTCACTCATAGGCTCACCAGAGAACATTAATCCGTCTTCGCCTTGAAGATCTCTTTTTATTTCTTCCATTCTTTTTGCTATGTCTTTTCCATCTTTCTGTGTTAATTGCTCTTTGGGTTGGTCTGTAACAGCTCGTCCTAGTAAATAGTCAGCAGAAACTGAAAAACAATCGGCTAATTTACTTAGGACATCATGTGGAGGAAATCTTTCTTCTGATTCGTAGTAGCCTATCATCCTTTGGGATACTCCGATTTTTTCAGCGAGCTGTTTTTGTGTTAAATTTTCTTTTTTTCGTAAAGATTTTATTCTAAGACCTATCATATTGTTCACCTCTCTAATTGAACTAATTGTTCACTTTAGAAAAAGTTTAGCACAAATTGTTCTTTTTTTGCATTGGCATAGAACAAAAAGTTCTGTAATCTGTATTTAGAACATATAGTTCTTTTTGGAGGTGACTAAATGAAAAACAAAATAAACTACCCACAAAAAAACTTATATAAAGAAATTGCAAGTTACTGTGGAGTTACTGAACGATATATTCGAATGATTGATCAAAAAGAAAGAACGCCTTCAATGGAAACGGCTAAGAAGATTGCAAAGTTTTTTGATATGAATATCGATGATATTTTTTTTAGTAATAAATCGAACTTTAAGTTCTTTCTAGCGGCTTGTTGGTCTGAGAAAAATAATAACAAGGAGGTTTCATAATGGGTGAGTTGGCTGTAATAAGTGAAAATAATGTATTAGTTTTTGAAAATGATGGACAGGTGGTAACTGATAGTTTAACAATTGCTGAAATGTTTGAGAAAGAGCATAAACATGTTGTGCGTGATATTGAAGTGCAACTAGAGAAATTAAAAGAAGCAGGAGAGCAAATTTGGGGTGAGTCCAACTTTGGGCAGACCCAGTATCAACATCCTCAAAACAAACAGTGGTATAAAAAGTATCTTTTAACAGAAGATGCATTTGCAATTGTTGTAATGGCTTATGTGACATCGGAAGCTATGAGAATGAAAATAGAGTTTCTACGAGAGTTTAAAAGAATGAAAAAACATATTGAAAAAAGAATGCAAGTTCCTACTGATACATTTGGACAAATCGAGTTGATAGCAGCAGGAACTAGTAACTTAAATAAAAGAGTTTCCTCATTAGAGCAGGTAGTTGAAAAGCAATTAACCGTAGATTACGGACAACAAAGAGTAATTGAAAAAACGAAAGCAAAACGGATCTATTTTTTATGGGAGAACGGTCATGTAGATAGAGAAGTACATGATTCTACTCGCAAGCTATTCGGGTTATTAGGACGTAACTTGAAAGATGCATTCAATGTGAATAGTTACCGCGATATTTTGAAGAAGGATTTCGAGGAAGCTTTGAATTTTGTAAGTGGCTGGAGACCGATGGTTTGAAAATAAGGAGGGAATAATTATGTTCAATGTTCAAATAGACGAAAATGTTGTGAAGGAATTATGTGTGGAAGAAATTCAAAAGAAGGTTAAAGAGTATGATGCTGAGTTAGCGTTTTGGGATACTAAGGAACTTAAAAAACGTGTATGTATGTCGTGGAATACAATTCAGGATCAGTTCTTCTTTGACCCACGGTTCCCAAAATTCAAGGTGGGTAAGAAATGGTATTTTCCAGCAAAACAAGTGCAAGCATTTTTAGTTGAATGGGCAGAAGAAAGGATGGATTAATGATGTTTACAATTGATTACAACAATGTAAAAGTATCTGATTATCTTAGACTACTAGTCCATTATAAATTACCAAATAAAAAGCAACGTCGGTTAATTGAGAATAGGTTTGTATGTCTAAATGCTCTTTTTAAAAAGGCTGGTGAATCTAGTGGGAATTGAAAATTTAGTGTTACCCGAAGATGCTGAGTTAGCGAAATCATTACGTAATAAGAAGGAGAACTACATAAAGAATCAATTTTTGTTATCTCGCATTGCAACTAAGAAAAATATAGAGGGGAAAACAAAAGAATTCTATGAGACTTGTAAAGAGTACGAAGCGTGTGGAGAAAAGGCAAAAGAGTGTGATAAGCAATTAAAGGAATTGATATTTAAAAAGAAAGAAAATGATAGAGTTCAGCTTGTTGTAGAGCGTATGCGAGAGATTGGAATTAAAGAGGATGTTATTCAAAAGGCTTTATGCAAATAAAAAGAAACCCATTGCAGTGGGTTCCATTAAAAAACAAAATCGAAATCAGTATATCACGTGGGGTGATTACATGGAAGAGTCAACAGAAAATCAATTATTAAAAAAGCAGGTTGAAACGGCTGTAAGTAGCTTGAAACTTATATCTGCACAGGAAGTAGATAACTGTAGAAAGTTAGATATAGATTATGTGATTACCATATTAACTAATAAACCATATGGCAATATGCCGTTTTAGGAGGATATAAAACTATGAAACTGTACGAATTAACAAGTAACTTCAATCAATTACAGCAAATGGTTGAGGACGGGGCAGATCCAGAAGTAATTAACGATACACTTCAATCAATCAGTGAAGCAATTGAAGAGAAAGTACAAGGTGTAGCGTTATTGATTCGCAATATTGAAGCACAAGTTGAAGTGATTAAAGGAGAAGAAAATCGCTTGGCTGAACGTCGTAAGTCTTTTGAGAACAACTGTAAAAATATTAAGGACTATCTATATCAACAGATGGTTGCTGTGGATAAAAGACGTGTTAAAGGTGCATTGATAACAGTAGGTATTCAAAAGAATCCAGCAAGTTTAGATATTGCAGAGGATGCAGTTATTCCAACAGAATACATGATTCCGCAGAATCCGAAGGTAGATAAAAAAGCATTATTACTAGCGATTAAGAATGGTATGAAGTGGGATGGTATTTCATTAAAACAAGGTGAGAGTGTGAGAATCCGATGAGTGAAACTAAAAATTACTTTGCAGAATTAGCAGTTATTGACGTCAGTAAACATGTTGAGAAGAAGGGACGTTTTAGTTATCTAAGTTGGTCATGGGCTGTAGATCAACTTCTAAAGAAGTATCCTGATGCGACATGGCAAGTTGTTAGGTTTGATGGATTACCTTATATGAAAACAGAAGTTGGGTACTTTGTAGAAGTTGAAGTAACGGTAAATAACATCGCACGTTCGCAAATTCATCCTGTATTGGATAACTATAATAAGCCAATCGCAAAACCCACGTCATTCCAAATAAACACGTCGATTCAAAGGTGTCTAGCAAAAGCCATTGCACTACACGGATTGGGTTTATACATCTATTCGGGTGAGGATATTCCACAAGATGATGAACCGAAACAAGCAGCTAAGCAGCTAGATAACGTTCCAAAACAGGAGCAAGCTAGACAGGCAGAGGTTGCAAATGAACAAAGAATAAAAGCAATTCATGTGCAAATTAGAGAGTTATCGGAAGTATATAACATGTCATTTGAAGAAACGAAAAACACTGTAAAACAGTCATTAGGAATTCAATCTTTCAAAGGAATGACAGTGCAACAAGCATCTCAGTTACAAAAAACAATAACATCGTGGTTAAACGAAGCAAAAGAAAAGCAACAGCAAGCACAATAGGTGGGTGACTGAAATGAAAATGATAGTAAGAGATGGTTCAATGCCAATAGCTTTGAATAGAGGTTTAGGTACTCGGTATTTACGTGATAAAAGGTTATCTGAATTACTTAAGCGCTGTCGTCGTTTAGAGAATGAAGGGTTTGATTACTTATTTCCTATTCGAAAGGTGTTAGAAACAGTTAAACATAGAAATGATGAAAATCCTCATCTGTTTAAAGGTTGCCTTGTGATGGATCGTGACCGTGGATTCTATTATGAAGTTGTTATGAGGAAGGTGAAGAGATGAGTAATTTATTAATTCATGAAGAACCATTACTTGTTCTTCCAGGACTGGCAAGCAGAATTGGTTTAAATGAGGCGATATTTCTACAACAAATACATTATTGGCTAAATAGATCTAAGCATTTTTATGATGAAAGAAACTGGGTATATAACAGTGTGGCAGAATGGGTTAAACAATTTCCATTTTGGAGTGAGAATACCATTAGACGTATTGTAAAGAATTTAGAAGATGAACAGCTTCTTGTTATAGGTAATTATAATCGAGCTAAGTTTGATAAGACGAAATGGTATTCCATTAATTATGAAAAACTCCGTTTGTTAGAACCCACAAACGATGTACCCAACTTGGGTAGACGGTCTACCCAAAATGGGCAAATGGATGTACCCAATTTGGGTAAACCAATACCAGAGACTAACACAGAGACTACATCAGAGATTAAAGAATATATAGTCGAGATAGTAAACTATCTCAACGACGTGTGTGGTAGTAGTTACCGTTTAACATCTAAGAAAACACAAACATTGATTAAAACTAGATTAGTAGAAGGATTCACTGTGGATAACTTCAAAACTGTGATTGATACAAAAGCTAAAGAATGGCTAAGAACAGAACAAGCAAAGTATCTAAGACCAGAAACGTTATTTGGTACAAAGTTTGAAGGCTATTTACAACAAGGAAAGGTGGAAGGAAAACATGGCTCTAGTAAAGGTAACAGATATAGCAAAGACCCTTTCGAAGAAGATGATCTTCCTTTCTGATACATGTGAGGTTTGCAAAAAAGAACGTAAACGTACTGTTAGATTCATGAAGATAAATGGTGAAGTAGTTTGTCCAGTATGTAAGTTGGCAGAAGACAATCAAAAGCTAGAAGCTGAAATGAATGTATTTCGAGATGAGAAGGAACAGAGAAAACGTAAAAGTATGTTTTACGATAAGAGCTTGATTAAAGATGAAACAATTAAACTTGCTAGATTCTCAACTTTTAAATCTGACTGTGAAGAGGATGAAAAGAATTACACCTTAGCAAAACGAGCACTTGAGGATTACTTGGATGATGTGAGGTTTAATTTAATTCTAGTTGGAAAAGTAGGTGCGGGTAAAAGTCATCTTGCCTATTCAATTGCTCATGAAATGAATGAGAATAGCGCAGGAACTGTTCTTTATGTTTCTGTATCAGAACTATTTGACTACATACGTTCTACGTTCAATGGGCAATCTGAGGAGTCTGAGCATAGCATTGTTAATTTACTAATTAATGCAGATTTATTAGTTATTGATGACTTAGGTGCGGAACTAGGAGATATGGATGCTGCGGATCCAAAGGCAACTGCATTCGTGAATCGTGTACTGTTTAAGGTCTTTGATGGAAGGCAAGGAAAGAAGACGATCATTACAACAAACCTAACAGGAGAAGCTGTGATGAAAGCTTACGATGAACGTATTACGTCACGTATGTTCAACACATACAGGCATATTGAGTTTAAGTATACAAGAGATAAGCGAAAAAGAAAGTTACCTTTTTAAAGGGGAGACAGATTGATATGACCATTACTGTAATTCGTCCTGATGTCCATATTTCAAGCGTTAGTAGTTGGGGAGTGGTATTTACACCATCTCCGACAAACAAAGCTGAATGGTCATGTGAAGACTATAAAAATACTACGGGAAAACGGATTGAAGAAATGTTAAAGAAAGCGAAGGGGAAAGAATGAAAACATATACAGGATTTGAAGCGATTGAAAGAATGAAAACGCATTGGATTAAAGAAAAGAATGATTATTTTGCACACACATTAAAAAAGGGTAAACATGCGGTTTTGGGAATTAGTAGTCAGCGTATTGTACCATCTGCGATCGGTATGAATTTCTTTTTTGAAAACGAGTTTGTAGATTATGAAAAGCCATTGAATTTAGAGTGCGGTGAAATGTTTGTAATGGAAAGCTTAAATGGGAAATGGTATGGGGTCTTAAGAGAGGAGACTAAGGACAAATATTACTTAATTATGGGATTAAAAGTTGGTGAGTATCGTTTCTATGAAGATGGATGCTCCTTTAAAAAATATCAGGGACGTACATTCCGAAAGGCAACAGATAAAGAGTTAGAAGAATTTGAGCGCTTCATGATGTTTTATAAGAAGGACCGTAAAATGGACGAGTTTAAATTAGGTGACATTTGTGAACGAGAAGATGTCCTATATAAAGTAGTTGTTCAGACTGAGGATAACAAATTTGAGGGTGTTTTAGGTTGTGTAGCAATTAATGAAAAAGATACTCCAGTAAAATACTTTCCAGTGAAAAGTATGGAATTACAATTTTGTGTCGAGGACATGGTGGGGTAGTTTTGCATCAACACATCATAGATCAACTGATTGATAGAGGTATTTATAAATCCAAGGACGGGCTTCGAGATTTGTTCGAATGCTCGTTTGAGGAGTTAGTGGAAATGTTGGAGGGAGAAGAGTGAGTTTTAAAAAGGAAATGGCAATCATTTTAGTCAGCTGGCTTTTAATCGGTGTGACTATATTCTTACTAAAATACAAACTTGGAGTGAACTTATAATGATTCAGTTACACACAATTACATCTGAAGAGAAGAAACAAAACTTTGATATTACAGAACTATTTGAAATGCAAAAAGAACTGGATAAACGAATTGGATATAAAGGAAATGACAAAATGGATATGTTGTTTCGTGCATTACTAGTGGAGATCAGTGAAGCATGGAATGAAACTCGAGCGTTTAAGATGTGGAGTACAGGATTTGGAGTTCCCAAGAATGGACTGTTAGAAGAGTTAATTGATGGTCTCCATTTTCTTATGAATATTGTAATTGAATTAGATAAATGTACATGGAGACATGAACTTATTCCATCGTTCAGTATGCAAGCAATTATGAGAAAAGATACAAGCAATGTAAATATGCTGTTCGAATGGTATATGCAAGATGTGTTGACTGCAAAAAGAGCATGGTGTCAGTACAGAGATTTAACCACAACAATGGGACATTTAAGACGAGCATTTGGAATCTTCTTTCGTATTTGCTATTTGTATGGATTTACCTATGAGGATGTTATTGATTCGTATAAGGAGAAGAATGCGGAAAACTTTGAGAGGCAGGATAACGGATATTAATTAACTTTGAATTTTATAGAAAAGGTGTATACGGGAAAAAGCGTTGATTATTAGTAATTAAGATTGTTTATCAAGATTTATAACAAAAATTTTATTTTAGTAGGAAATAAGAATTAAAAAGTGCAAGAGCTGTAAAAAACAAAAATCGTTACTCTCCTATAGGAAAGTAACGATTATTGCTAAAACAATTCCGGCAAGAGCCTTCATTGTCTTATAGGAAATTTTGATGTGAATTTCCATAAAAACACCCCCTCTTTACACTTGTAGCCTATCCTTGAGTAAACCCAAGAATAGAAATAAGTCTAGAGGATAATATGAGTATATCATCTGGAAGAAGCTTTAACTACTAAAAAAACAAAAAATTCTAAAAAAGTGGGTAGAGTATGAAAATGCTAGATCTATGTTCTGGAATTGCAGGAATAAGTATGGCAGCGGGTTGGGCTGGAATTGATACAGCAGCCTTTTGTGAAATAGAAGAGTTCAATCAAAGCGTACTTAGAAAGAACTATCCTAACATTCCTATTTTCCCGGATTTATATAAACTTACGAAACAATCATTAATAGATGGAGGTGTTGACGTTGATTCAATTGGAGTTATTTCAGCAGGATATCCCTGTCAGGGGGAAAGTCTTGTTGGAAAGCGAAGAGGTGCAACAGATGAAAGATGGTTATGGCCAGAAGTCTTTCGACTCATTAAAGAAATCAGACCCACTTGGTTTGTTGGAGAAAATGTTGCTGGACACATCACGATGGGCTTGGACACCGTGCTCTCCGACCTGGAAGAAGAAAACTACTCGACAAGGACGTTCGTATTTCCGGCTGTCAGTGTCGGCGCACCGCATCAAAGATACCGGACATTTATTGTTGGCCACTCCAACGACAAGTCAAAATTACAAGCCGATCCGAGAGTTGTGCCCTTCAGAAGTAAACGGGAAACATGGGAAAACACTACCGGGATCAATCGGGGAACACTTTCCAGAACATATTGGGAAGAAAATAAACCCGCAGTTTGTGGAATGGATGATGGGACTGCCACAAGATTGGACGAAGATAGATTGAGGTTTCTGGGAAATGCAGTAGTCCCGCAACAGATTTATCCTATATTTGAGGCGATAGCAAAGGTTGAAGGGGTATTATAAAAACTTCATTTAATCATAAACAAAAAGGCGGTTGTTTCCGCAACCACCTTTCATTAAAATAAAGCACTTTTTCAGAAATAAAATATGGATGATTCCTGAAAAGGTTATAGGATATAATCCCATGTTTATAATTCAAGTGACGAGCTCAATTTATTAAGAAATGGAGAATTTAAATATGGATGTAAAGCTACTAGCACATACGCAATTATCTGAGGAATTTGTTAATTATTTATCTCTTGTATCTGATATTGGAGAGGAAGGCCTGGATCCTACCCACGGGCAAGTGGTAGCTTTATCCGCAATCCGTACGTGCTACTCTCCAAATAAACCTAGTAGGATTGTAGCTTTAGAGGGAGAGAAGTACTTCAAGGGAAAAGCAACTGATGGAAAAGGTGGAAAAGAAGTAGATCGGCTCATTAGACATATTGTGGGTTCGGGGCATACTTCCACACTTGAGCATCTAACATATACTTTCGCAGTAGAAGGAGTTAGTAGAGCTTTACTTACACAGTTAACACGTCACCGTGTAGGATTCAGTTACTCAGTCCAATCTCAAAGATATGTACGCATGGGAAGTGATGATAAGATAGGCGGATTTGATTATGTAGTACCTGAAACGATTAAAGCTAAAGGAGAGCAAGTAGTTAAAGCTTATAACGAAATAATGTACAAACTCCAAAGTGATTATGATCTGCTTAGAACATTAGGAATTCCTGCTGAGGATGCTCGCAGTGTACTTCCAAACGCAGCCACAACTAACCTAATCTTAACAGTCAATTTACGTGGGCTTTTAGATTTCTATAATAAGCGTCGGAAAGGGAAAGGTGCTCAAGCTGAAATTGCGGAGTTGGCAGAGCAATTAAGGCAAGAAGTTGTAAAAGTTGAAAAGTGGGTAGACGAGTTCTTTGGAAGTGGAAAGTAACAGAAGCCTAACGTGGTTACAAATAAAAGAGCAGCTAGCAAAAGCTAACTGCTCATCTCCAGGGGAATATAGTATTGGCGGAATATTGAGTTTTATTCAGGGTGGATTTACTAATTATGTAGGTTACATGATAAGCCCTATTAACATCCAGGCTGCCCCAATCAGAATTAAAGATTCAAATGTAATCCAAAATTTATTTTTTTCTGGTTTTTGAAACTCTTTAATTACAGAAAATACGGCACTTATTCCTACAAGAGTGAACAGAATAATTCGGATTGTATCAGTCATTTGTATCACCACCTAATATTTTAATAATTTAATTATATATTAATTGCCGTTTTGTAGAAACTTAATAAAATAATCCTATTAAAGAAATGGAGATTTATAAATGGGGAAAAGTCAAAGAGATAAAGGAATGAGACGAGAAAGAGAATTTGCTAGTTTAATAGGAGGTGCTCGTGTACCGCTCTCTGGTGCGATGGACGGGTATTCAAATGATGTGAAGGGTTTAGGTCTTGAATGGGAAGTGAAAGCGAGGAAAGAAGGATTCAAGACGTTATATAACTGGCTAGAGGATGAACGTGAACAGCCAGATGCATTAGCAATAAAAGCAGATAGAAAACCGTGGTTAGTAGTTATGCCGTTGGATACATTTTTGAAAATGGTGAAGGAGTGAGAGTATGTTGGATATTGCCCTACCTGTTCTTAACAAAGAGCAGACGAAAAAGAATGTGCTTCAAGCTTTGAAAAAGTATCGTTTGTTTTTATTAAATATAGATGAAAGAGATATTGAACGTGTACAAAATGGTAAGGTGATCGGCATGAGTAAAACAGTTTTAGAACGAATCAATTATATCCAAGAAATACGAAAAGGCGTAGAAAAGCTGAATTTTTGGGATAAGCAGCTTATTGAGTTAGCTTATCTAGGGAAAGAGAAGCCTAGTTGGGTAAAGATGTGTAGAATATTGAATATGTCTCAACCAGATTATTATAGGAAGAGGAATAGGGCTTTGTGTGAGTTGGCTTATAAGTTGGGAATTGAGGTAGAGGGAAAGGACAGTAAATGATACGAAAAAATATTTTAAGGGCATGAAGAGTAACCCTCTGTATAAAAGGAGGGTTATTTTTCATATTAAATAAAAAGTCGTTGTAATCGTACACTTTTATAAAAAGCTCTTTTAATAAGGTCATTTGCTGTGCAGGTTAAAGGGGCGCTAGAACTACAACAAACCGGGCAAGGTTCACCATTATTATATGATAAATGCTTAATATCTGAAGTAGGTTGACCATCAGAAAGAAAGCGCCAGGAAAGATCATATTTTCTAATGCTTATAATATAAATTATTTCATTGTTTGTCCTCTTATGTTTACTGATGATTTCTAATGCGCCAGTGCTTAATTCATCAAAATCGAAATCCAAATTGTTTATCTCCTTCCGTAAAAAATATAAATTCTAAATAATTATACGATAAATGTTTGAAGTTAAAAACATATTTCCTTAATAAGGGATTCTACTAAATATTTAAAGTATATGTTACAATTTCGTTGGAATTATCATCCATATTTTCGAATGAGGTGGAAGGAAATGAAATTAACTACTATTAAGTTAGAAAACTTTCGTTCCTATCATGGGGAAGTTGTTATTGATATTAGTAATTTTACAACTTTAATTGGTAGAAATGATGCAGGGAAATCTACAATTTTAGAAGCTTTAGAAATTTTTTTTAATGCTGAAATTGTAAAACCAGATCCGAATGATGTTTGTAAATTTTCTGGGGGAACTAGCTTTTCAATCACATGTTGTTTTAGTGATTTACCATCAAGTATTATAATTGATGATTCTGTTCCCACATCATTTAACAGAGAATATCTATTGAATAATAATGGAGAGTTAGAAATAAAAAAAGTATATAATTGCTCAGCTGTAAGAATTATACCTAAAGTATTTTTAAATACAGTAGTTCCTGATATTCAGGAAATGCATGAATTGGTTACTTTTAATAATTTATCTTTAAAAGCGATAGCTAGAAAACAAGATATTAATGAAAGACTTTATACGAAAACATCAAATGTCTCTTTAAGAGACGCTATTCGAATGCATTTGCGTGATAAATATCCTGATGTTGGAGATAGGGAATATTTATTAGAGATAAGTGGTACTAACAAAAATTTAAAAGAAATACATACGAAGATTGGGAGACTCTTACCGCACTATGCACTTTTTCAAGCTGATCGTCCAAGTAGGGATGAAGACAGTGAGGTTCAAAATCCCTTAAAGCTTGCAATTAAAAGTGCTATAGACCAAGTTGCTCCTGAATTAGAACGAATTAGAGAAAAAGTCCAAGATGAAGTATTGGACGTTGCAAATCATACATTAAGGAAATTGGAGGAAATGGACCCGAAATTAGCTCAACAATTAATTCCTCAACCTAAAAAAGAACCGGAATGGCATAAGATATTTAACTTTACGTTAGATGGGGATAATGAAATTCCAATTAATAAAAGAGGAAGTGGCGTTAGACGGTTGATACTATTGAATTTCTTTCGTGCTCAAGCTGAACGTGATTCCCAAGAAAAAGATATTATATTAGCTGTGGAAGAACCAGAAACCGCTCAACATCCAAATAATCAAAGGAAGTTAGTAGAAACTTTAATGTCATTATCAGGCGAACAAAATTATCAAGTGTTAATTACAACGCATGTTCCTGCAATTGCTGAGATGCTTCCTGTGGATTCATTAAGATATATAACGGAAGAAAATAAAGAAAGTAAACGAATTACAAATTCTAATGATGAAGTTTACTTACAAATAGCTGAGCAACTTGGTATATTGCCAGATAAAAGAGCAAGTGTATTTTTGTGTGTAGAGGGTAAAAATGACGTTTCATTTTTAAAACATATAAGTAGGGTACTATATTCTGAAGGAGAAATAGGTTTTCAACTAGATGAAAACAGTGAGATTGTTATTTTTCCAGTAGGAGGGTGTTCAAGTCTAAAACAGTTTGTTTTTGAGCATTATTTAAAAGAATTTAATTTACCGTATATATATATAATGGATAAAGATGATAAAGAAGCAGATCATAAAGATTTTAGGCAAATTCGCGAGAAGCTCTCGGGTTTGAATAATAATTCTGAGTTATTTGTTACTGAAAGAAGGGAAATGGAGAATTATTTATGTCCTGAGCTAATAAAAAGGTTTGTTTTTGATAGATATAGATTTGCAGAAGAAGTTTCTTTTGAATTGAATATAAGGCAGGAGACAAATGTTCCTAAAATAATTCAAGAGTTTTTAAAGGATAATGAGCATTTGCTAGGATCTGCAAATGCTCCAAGAGAGGAGACAATAAAAGGCTGGTTAAATGGTACGATAGCTACACGTATGACAGTCGATAAGTTAAAAGACTTAAATGTATATGAAGAAATCAAAAGGTGGTTTGATAAGATGGAAGAGTTATCTCGTATCAGAGTATAATCAACAACACTGAAAAACTTTCATGAAATATGTTATTTATTCGATAAAATCTTGCTAAATTTTAAACAATAAACTGATAAAAATATGATAAGAAACCTTATAATTATCATTGTAATATAAAAGTGTCATAAGAACTGCCACGGAAATGGTACTGTATGTTGTTTCTTGATTTATCTAAATTTCTCGGGTTAGGGCAATTAATTATAGTTTACTCACGAATAAACGTAAGTAAGGGTCCGACCAACGGGGGAGAGGGTTACACCTCTCTTTGAGCCGAGGATGTTCCTTCCGAATGTCCAATTGCTAATCATACTATCCTCGGTTCAAAGAGGCGTGGGGCACCTCAACATTTTATTTCTCTCTTGAACTTTACCAAACTAATTAGAAGCATCAGCTACACTTACCGATTTGTGTCTATGAGGAACGGTTTTCCGTTTCTCTGACTGTATAAGTAGTAAGTTACTTGTGAAGTGAGAGAAGCGTAGAAATTAAATATGAAAGTAATAAAAGAACACTGTTATGTAGAGAAGTACAGTCTATATACGGTGTTCTTTTTTGTTTATAAGGAGGGGATAGGTTATGCAAGATTTGATTAAGCAATATAACACGACTTTAAAGCAATTGAGAGAAACTCAAATGGATGCCAAACAGGAAGATGTAAAGATTCTAACTGATATAATTAGCGACATTACTTATTCCTTAGAATGGATGAAAAAGGGGAGAAGACCAGGAAATCGTAGAGGGGTTGAAAGGTTAGCTGCTTATCAGAGGGAAAGAACTTGTGATCCGCTTTTAATGCAAAGATATTTTCGTAGCATGGATGATAACTTATATGAGTGGGACAGTCATCAGCAAGAACATGTAGTTGGGGAATGGGATAAGATAAGGCTAGAAGATGCGTTGTCATTGTTAACGGAGCGGGAGAAAGAGGTCTATCTAATGTCTCGAGGATATTGCCTAACGTATAGAGAGATTGCTAGGTACCTAAACATTACATGTAGTACGGTACAATCTATGATAGAACGCGCTGAAAAGAAAATAGCAAGACAGGTAAATGAGAGCCTCTTCTGCAATTGTGGATGAGGCTTTTTAAGTGTACATTTTTATTGAAGATTGGATAGAATTCAACAAGATGAATTTGATGTTTATTAAACATAAGATGGAAAGGCTATGTGTTAAATAAAAAGATGAAATAATTACCATTAGTGTATAAAATAATAAGTAACTAGTTTGGTAATGATTTTAAGGATATGAAGTATATTAACCGTGACATATTATAGTTGAAATTCAGTTTTATATCATGTGAAAATATGCTTTTGAGGAGGGTAAAGATATGATTCGAATACATAAAGATAAATATTTTGATTCAATATATGATGAATTGTTAGAACAAGCAACTCAAGAAAAGTATATGGATGAGTATTTACTAGAAAAGTTTATGAAAAGATACTTTAATGGTAAATGTTCATACTGTGAAATTCGAATGAAAGAGTTACGACTAACAATTGACTTTTATAGACCTATAAATGGATCGTTAAACACGATGGATGGTGAATTTCATCCTGATCATTATAAATGGTTAAAAAATGAAGATGATAATATACTTTCAATTTGTGTAGAATGTAAGCGAGCGAAAAGTAATCGTTTTCCAGTAGATGGCGATGTCGCTTCTATTAATGCTGATAAGAATAAATTAGTGAAAGAAAGACGTTTATTGATACATCCTTGTAGAGATTATCCTGAAAGGCATTTTGATTACGATGAAAGTGGAATGGTTTATTATAAAAGTAAAAAAGGCGAGGTTACTGTAGATGTTTTAAATTTGAATCGCGGTATGTTGGTAGAAATGCGTGCCCAAGTATATAGTGAATTTAATAATCTTTGTTATTTATTCTCAATGGAGCAAAGTCCCTACTATTTAAAGCAAATTCTACAAGAAGTTCAGTTGGATTCAATATTTATTGGTTTAAAAAAGTTTATACTTTCTGAATGGGTAATCTTAAATGAGAAAATTCCATTTCTTCAAGAATTTGAGCCATTATTAGGTAAGAGATTGCAGGAAGAAGAAGTGAGAGTTTTATCAGTTAGAAATAATAAGATTAGTCAAATTGATATTGATAATAATATCCTTTATGTTGATAATGATAAGCGGAGAAAGCGTGTTCCTGCAAGGAAAATTAATGATTATTACGATGTATCCGACGAGAACGCTTTAGAAAAATATTATGGAAAACAGCGTTTTATTGAAAAAATTGAAATTTATAACTTTAAAAGTATTAGAAATATGAAAATTGATTTTACTCTCAGTAAAAGCAGTAATGCTCCTTGGCTAATGTTATTAGGAGAAAATGGTGTGGGCAAAAGCTCAATTTTACAAGCAATTGCATTAACACTAATGGGAAACGAACAACGGCAAAAAATTATAAAAAAGAAACCTTATGAATATTTAACAAAAGGCTTTGATGAAGGTTCTATAAAGATAAAATTATCAGGCATGCAAGAGCCTATTAGTATTTATTTAAATTCGAATTCATTTGAATTTACAGGTGAAAATCATCAAAGGCCTAGGGTTCTAATTTTAGGTTATGGCTCAACGCGATTACTTCCTAGAGAAGAAATGTTATCAAATTATAAGGTGACTTGGGCAAGAATAGAAAATCTATTTAATCCTTTTATTCCATTAGTTAATGTAAGAGAGTATCTCTTATCTTTAAATAATGAAGATTTTAATAATGTTAAAAAAGCTATTGAGTCCTTATTTTTAGATGAAGTAATAATTGATCGGGATCAGATATATGAAGAAGTATATTTTGGATTTGCGAATTCTTACAGTAAACTAGAAGATTTAAGTGATGGCTATCAGACAATTATTGCTCTGGCTACTGATATTATGATGGTTATGAAGAATAGATGGCGAAATTTTGATGCTGAAGGAATTGTTTTAATAGATGAAATTGATGCACATCTTCATCCAAGGTGGAATATAGAAATTGTTTCTCGATTAAAAAATGCTTTTCCGAAAATTCAATTTATTGCAACTACCCATAACCCGCTATCACTTCGTGGTTTAATAGATGGAGAAGTTGCAGTATTACTAGAAAATGAGGAAAGAGAAGCGTATATTACTCAAAAGTTACCTTCTCAAAAAGGATTTAATGTAGAAGGATTATTAACTTCTAAATTTTTTGGATTGTATGACACCATGCCAGATTTAAATGAATTATTTGATCGATATTATTTACTTTTATCTAATCCTAGTCCTAATGAAAGGCAAAAGGAAGAAATAAAAAATTTACAAGATAAATTGTCAAAATATGAAAAAGTAGGTACCACATTAAGAGAACAAAAATTCTATGAAGCAGTGGATTACTATTTTGCACAGTACAGAAAAAATAATGTGGAATTAAGTGATGAAGAGTTTAACAATATTATAGAAGATGCTATTAAATATTTTGAAAGGTAAGATTTTTTATGATAAAAGTTCAAAGAGAAGCAGAACCAGCTGTATTAAATCTAACTGACTCAGATTCTATTGGTTTTAAAGAATTGGAAGCGGCAAAAAAAACTACTTTTACAAAAGATACGAAATTTCCGTTCGAGGCATATAAGGATGAAAGTGTAAAAAATCTTTTAAAAAAAATGTTTAATGGTAAATGTGGATATTGTGAAAGTATTATTAATGTGACTTCGTATGAAGAAATTGAACATTTTAGACCTAAAAAAGCTATTAATATAGAAGGTATACAAGGATTGACTTATCCTGGTTACTATTGGTTGGCTATGAGTTGGAATAATTTGTTGATTTCTTGTCAAAGGTGCAATAGGTCGCATAAAAAAAATTATTTTCCAATAGAAAACGAAAGTAATCGTGCAAAAGCTCCCGGTGAAGAAAGTGGAGAGGAGGTATTACTATTAAACCCTTGTGAAGATGACCCGAGTGAACATTTGGAATTTAAGGATACAGGTATTATTGAATTTAAAGAGGGATCTAAAAAGGGAGAAAAATCTATAAAAGTTTATGCTCTTCATAGGAGAGAACTTACTGAAGAAAGAGCGAAAGTTGCTAAGGATATTGAGCTGAAGAAAGTACAAATACTTGACGGATTAAGTACTCTAAAGGTGCTTTTACGCTATCAAGAAGATAGTGATCTTCAAAAAGAGATTGAAAAAACTGTATCAAATATAATATCATTATATGATTTTATATTTGAATATGAAAATGATCCTAACAGGCCTTATCAGGCAATGGTAACTCAGATTACTTCGGATTTTCTGAGTGAACGTAAAGAATTAATCAATAAATTGAAGACAACATCCAATCGGAAAAATTCCTGTGAACAAAGTCATATTTCAAGTTAAGTTAATTTAGGATAAGAGCTATAAAAAAGCTCTTATCCTATTTATTATGAAGTTTAGCGAGATAGTAAAAGTAACATAATTAATATTTAAAAAATTATTTTTTCTTGAGTAACGGTATTAACTCTGCTACATTTAATATTTTTTGTCTTTATAAAATGCCTTATGTCAATTATAAAAAAATCATGATGCTTTCTAATTTAGTCCTAGCGTCTTCTTTAAATTAAGATACTATAAATATGAGGTCCCTCAATGCTGTTGTTTATAAAGTATTTTTGCTAACTGGATTACTTTGTTGTTACGTTCATCTGACTTAGTGTTCCAGCTCCACCTAACTCAATTAATATTTCTATGTTTATCATCAGTCTATCTTTTTAAAATTAGTATATCTAAATTTTTGCAATGGAAGCAATTGGTTTTATATAATTGTAGAAGGATTTACCAATGGACAATAGCGGGAGGATTCAAAAAATGAATCAACATACAATAAAGGAAATTCTTAAGTTTCGAGATGATAGAGACTGGAAGCAATTTCATAATCCTAAGGATTTAGCAATTTCTCTTTCTTTAGAGGCTAGCGAGTTATTGGAGAATTTTCAGTGGAAAAGTAGTGAAGATGCAATTGAACAAAATTTTGAAAATATCAAGGATGAACTAGCTGATGTATTAATTTATTCTATCCTATTAGCTGACCAAATGAATTTGGATATAGAAGAAGTAATTCAAAATAAATTAGAAAAAAATAAAAGGAAATACCCTGTTGAAAAATCATTTGGATCGAATAAAAAATATAACGAACTATAGAAAGCTAAATAAAACAGAAGAGGTGTAAGTGTATGTACAACGTAATACTGCAACCTACAGGGAATAAAGTAGCTAAATTTAATTTTCAATCTACAATGCGTAATGGAATTGAATTTGAGAAAATTAAGCCTTTCTTACAACAAGAGGATGCCAATAATTTATCCGAAATTTATAAGGGTAACTTAATCCGTGTTTGGGGGATAACTCCAAGTCCACAGAAGATAAAGCAATGGGAAAAGATTCAAAGAGGAGATATAACTCTCTTTTCAGCGAATAAGCAAATTTTTGCATCTGCTACCATCACATATAAGGTACATAATTTAGAATTAGCAAAGCATCTTTGGGGAGAAACAGAAAGTGGTGAAAGCTGGGAGTATATTTACTTCTTAGATGAAATAAAGCATCAAGCCATTAGTTTAAGTGTCTTTAATAGATTGTTAGATTATGAAGAGGGAAATCTAATACAAGGCTTTAGAGTATTAGACCAAGAGAAAAGTAACATAATAATGAGTGCTTTTGATTTGTATAGTTCTTCTTATGCTCCAATTAGTACAAAGGAAGAAACGAAGAAAAATATCAAAGACATTATAGGTGATTTAGAACAAAGTGCTTCATTGGATAATGAGATAAAAGGTAAGGCTAGAAAAGAGCAAGGGATATTACGTGGATATCTGTTTAATGATAAGAAAACCTGTAACTGTGGAATTTGTGGGAAAGAGTACCCTATAGATTTACTTGTAGCTGCACATATTAAGAAAAGAGCATTTTGTAGCATAGAAGAAAGATTAGATATTGAAAATATAGCCATGCCTATGTGCAAATTTGGTTGTGATGATTTATTTGAGAAAGGGTATATTACTGTCTTGAATGGAGAAATTATTAATTTGGTAAATACAGATAATTTACCAGAGTCAGTAAGGGATTATATTGAGAGTCTCCAAGGAAAAGAATGCTTAACGTGGAATAAAGAAAATGCTGAGTATTTTGAATGGCATCTAAATTACCATAAAAAATAAAGTTACAGGGCTATCTTTATAGAAATAGGAGGTGCTTTTGTAAAATTTTCGATTTAAGTTATATATCTTTGTAGTATTCATAAAGAATAAATGTTAATCAGGGGGGGATAGACTTATGTTTGAAAAAATTAAATATAATCAAGATACAAATATAGTATTTGGTTTTTCATCTGACGGATTTTATCAAGGCATTATTAATGACGCTATATGTAGGAAAGAGCAAAAGATTGATGTTGCAGTTTATAATATAAGCAGTCATGATTTAAAGAAATTAAAGGATACATGTAATAAGCATAAAATTTATTTGCGTTTAATTACAAATAGCGTAAAACACGGTGAGAAAAATGCAAATTATAATGATGCATACTGTACAGTTTACATTATAAAAGATAATCACTGTAAAATGTTTTTAACTAAATCATATGCATATATTGGTTCTTTTAACTTTAGATATAAAAATTATAAAAATATAGAATGTGGTGTGGAATTTACCGATTTAAAAACAGTCAATGATATTAGAGAATATTTATTTAATGAATTAATCCAACAACGAAATAATTTGAATAGTGACAATGTTAAAACCCAACAAGAAAATATCTCAGATGTTAAGGTTATTAAAACGACGTATGATAGTCTTGTTCGAAAAACAGTATTGTATGAGAATGGTATAACTATAGAATTGTTCAAAGATTCCTTCAATTGGTATAAAGCTCTTTTTCTTCATGATTTCAAGGAAGAAGATTTAATAAAAATAGCAACATATAATTTCAATTTAAATGGGAGTAAAAGGGATGAATATTCTTTATATTCAATAATAACTGATTTAGGGAAAAAAGATGTTCGTATACATATCGGCTATAATGAAGATCAATGCAATGTAGTAGAGGATTATAGTACTACTGAAATAAGTGCAGTTGTAAATTTAAATAAAATACCCCGAAATCATAGTAAGGTATTTTTATCAAAACACTATTTACATATAGGATCGGCAAATTTTAGTTTAGGTAGCGGAGATAGATTTGAATGTGGAGTTACTTTCACGGATGAAAAAATAATTAAAGAATTTGAGCGGAAATTTTTCGATGAATTAATCCATAATACAGCTAGTATCTGGAGCAGTGATCCTTTAATGACCGAAAGTTTTATCGCTCGCTCTGTCCTTCCTACAATTAATCATTTCTTTGATATCATTAATAAGGCTGGTTATTCGTATGAAGATGAAAATACCTATAAATATGAAGGGTCTAATGATGAAGGGGTTAGTGAAGAACTAAGAAAAAAATTGTTTGAAGTTCCAATAGATGATTTTGCAAATCTAGATATTGATTTAGATATGTTCAAAAAATACCATATTGATAATTCGCACATTGCCTTTAACATAAAAGGCTTTATTGAAAAAGTAGAATCGCCCAATAAAACACAAATTTCAGATGAAGAAGTAGAGGAGTTTATAAGTTATCTTGGGATATTGTATGATTTTTTAGTGGGGGCAGAAGGAGAAATAGGAACGTATATTCGGAAATACGGATCGTTAGACCGAAGATATGAACTAGGAGAAGATTAATTATAAATTATCCTCAAAAACTGTGGATTTAAAATAAAATTGTAACGTTTTATAAAAAAAGTGAACCGAAATAAGGAAGGTTTTTTATTGCGAAAATTGGAATTTTAATTCGATTAAATGTTAATTCATGAAGGTATATATATTAACATTTATATGAAATTTAAGAAAACAAAAGGTTTTAAATTTGTCTCTAAACTAGAAAGATAAGTTGGAAAATATTTTTCTGATAGTAAAAAGTATCCATAAAGGATACTTTTTTATTTTGTATTTTATTAGCCTTTACAGAGCTGTACAAGTCTTTAAATATAAATGGAGAAATATTGAAATACCTATTTACCTAAGTTAATAGGTATGGTATAATAAATATAGAAAGAACGAAAGGGGGGAAACAAATTGGCAAAGTTAGCACTGATACTAGGAATGATACTTACAGCACTAACAATCATCGAAAAAGTCCTAGTCATCCACGAAAAAGTAAAAAAGCTCAAAACCAAACGAAAACGCCCAGCCAGACGTAAACGCAAATGATTTTGAGCGGAAGAGAGAAGCCCACCTTCTCTCTTCTATACACATTATAACAACTTGCCAATTTGTAAACAATATGAAGAAAACAAGTAATTCATCGAACATCTTAATTATTTTCGTTACACTGTTTTACTTTGCGTATTTTCGAGATTCAGTCGAAGCGAGTATTTTTAAAACTGTTTTGGATATCGTTTTAATCATTCTTTTAGTCCTTTATATAATAAATACGTCATTACGACTTTATGGGCTATTTAAGGAAAAAAGAGGTGAATAAGGTGTACAAGTTTGAGGATAAAGAGCAACTGCTTTCTTTTTTACATGATGAGGTATTAACAACACCAGAGGTAATGGATGTTTTAGGGATTAGTAAAGCGAGAATTAGTAAAATGATTAAAGATGGTAAACTTGAACCATTTAAGAAAATGGAACGAGTGAGTTTATTTCTACGTGAAGATGTTGAAGAGAAGAAGAAAGAATTAGAAGCTTTGCGTATTAAGTATAGACCGTATGAGTCGAAATGAAAGGTGAATTTATGGCTTGTACAAAACTGACTGTTATATAGAAGATGAAAGCAAGAAAATGCTATGGTGAAAACTTATTAATTTAAATTGAAGGTAAATAACCTTAGAAAAATCATGCTTTTTTTGGTAAAATAACGCTATTACTATATTAGAAAAAACAGATGTTGTTACATCGGGAGGATTAGCATGACATTTAAAAAGGTTTATTTTCATAGCTTTAGTATGTATAAACGTGATATTGAAAAAGGAGAAAAAGGAGCGGATACATTAAAAAAAACATATTTAGATAACGACAATATGAACTACTACTTTGATGATATCTTGAATACACATCTTAAAAATGGCTGTTTTAAGTTAGATAATCAGGATACATTGGAAATCTTAAAATATGATAAAAAATATATTTATGCTAGAATTGGAAGAATTAAGGATGGGTTGACAGTTCATCTAAGAGATAAAGAAACACTTGTAGCTACGTCGATTTCAAAAACGACTAATCAAGAACTAGAAATTTTTACTTATGTATTAATTGATAGAGAAACTTTTGTAGTAAGTTATATTAAAGAGATGGCAGCACCTACAATACAAAAGATTTGTAATATTATTGAGATTTTGTACGGAAGTTCGCAACATTTGTTTGCTGAAATTTCGAGCATTACAGTTGAAGACGCGTTGCCACTCTTGAAACGTAAAGATACAATTGGAACCATTTCGTATAAAATGACAGTTCCGTCTGATACTAAGATAAGTTTAGATACATTAGGGTTGTCTGAAAGTGATTTTGAGGCACTTAGTAATCAAAAATCTATTGACATTGAAGTGAAACTAGTTGCAAAACGAAATAAATCAGCTTTTGAAGATAATGGAAAGATGGGGGCGTTTCTTAGCAATTTAGTTAAAAGAGCTAAACGGGTTTCTGTTAAAGCTAAAAGTGAAGGTGAAAGAATGGAAACCTACAATATGGTTGATTCGGTACTTACAAAAAATACAAAGTTTGACTTTGATCGTCAGGTAGATGATATACACACGGAAATTTATAATAAACTAGTTTCAGTATACGAATTAAACAAGGCAGAGGTATTAGAGTATACAAGAAATGAGTGATGTGAATGCGTAAAAATTATTTGAAAAGAAATAAGTGGAATATACTCTTAGCAAGTATATATGTTTTAGCCTGTTATATTTTATGGATAAAAGGATTCATAAAAATAGAGGATGTTGACCGTGATTTTCATATTAATTTCTTAACAATTAATTCAGTATTTGCGGGGTTTTTGTTTACAGGTTTGGGGATTGTGGCTAGTATTGCCGATAAAGAAAGAATTCTTAAATTAGATAGGGCAGGTTACATGGATAATTATTATAATGCTATTTATATAGGATTAATATTTCATGTGGTTTCTATAGTAATTGCAAGCTTAAGTATTATAGTAAGTAAAATTAGTGATGTGGAGATGCTAGTGGCAATTGAACAATTTGCAATGTTTGGTGGTGTAATATTTTTTATTAAAGCAGTATGTAACATATTAAAAATAATTAATAAAATTAGAAAACCCATCTAAACTTTATGTATTGTAAATAAAAAATAGCCGTTCGTTATTGAACGGCTATTTTTTACTATATAAACTAATAAATAAAATACAAGAGAAGGTGAAGTATATTCAATTTCTTTTGTAAACTCTATCTTCCCTCAACACCTAAATGTTTTTTTAGTGCATCTTGTAATACTTGAGAGTAGTTTACGTTATTAGCTTTTCCCATTTTATCAAGCCAATGAGGAATGGTTAATGTTTTCTTTACTGCTTTATTTTCAATTTCACTACGGAATGGTGGCATCCATACTTCCATTAAGCCAATAACTTGATTATCTTTAGTTTGGATAGAAGTTGGATTAGATGCGGGCGGAATAGTGCCTTTATTTTCTTCTATTCCATATAGATGAGTTGCTAATGTCTTTTTAGCCATTTCAAAAGCATCCTCATAGTTATTACCATTAGCATGACAATCTGTTAAGTCAGGAAATGTAACAGTAACCTGCTCATTAGAAAAATCAAAAATAGATGGGTAGATGTAGCGGTCTTGGTAAGTGCTCATTTGTTTTCCTCCTGCTAAATATAGTGTAATGGATTTACTTTTTAAATTTCTTGATAATCGAAATGGTAAAGACCAGAATCCATAAAATAATAACTATTAAGTAGATAGTGTCTAACATTTGTAAATTAGAAAAGTCGGTAACAATAAAGAAACGAATTGTTAAAAACAAACAAATAGTATTTAAAATCAATGAAGTTTTTGACATATTGATATGGGAGATGATAATATTTTTTTGAGAAACCCAACCAGTTGGTTGAGTTTCCCAATGGGTTACTTGCGTTTTCTTCGCTTAGGTTTTCTGCTTGGTCGGCTGGAACCTTTGCGTTGAGGACGCTTATTTTTTTCTTCTTTGCTTTCTTTGAGAAGTATGTAAATCGCTAAGATGAAAGAAGAAATCCCGCTTACTTTGTCTAACATATCTAGAATGTCCATCTCCCTTATTCCCTCCTTTCTATACTCTTATTATAACACGTATTATAATACGTGTAAAGGTAATTCGGTTAATTTATCTATCTATTTTTATAAAATAATATAATGATATAAATTGTTGAGAGGAAAGCTATTTAGAATATTTGCATTCAATATAAGTCTGTCCAATAAGAGATAAAGGCTTTATTTTTGTCGTACAAAAGCCACCTAATAGTAGATAGGGATTAATAACAATTATGTTATATAAAACTTCATTTACCGTATTGGGTTTCATATAACTTTATATAAAAGATAACCGTTCAACATTGAGCGGTTATTTGTTTTGAGGTGGATGCATGGCAAAGGAATATGCAAAGAGATTTTATAAATCCACAGCATGGAAGAAGTGTAGGGATTCATATTTTAAATTTAGATATGGATTATGTGAGAGGTGTAAAGGGACAGGGAAGATTGTTCATCATAAGGATTACATAACACCAGAGAATATAAATAATCCAGAGATTACATTAAGCTTTCATAACTTAGAACTTTTATGTCAGGATTGCCACAACCGTGAACATCATGAGAAGAATAGTCCAGTTGTTGAGGGAGTAATGTTTGATGAGCATGGGAATTTAATACAAAAAGAATAAAAATCAAAATAAAAAATGAACGCTGATATTTCCAAAGAAATAAAAGCCCCCCCATTTCAAAATCTTTTTCGAGTTCTCGAAGGACCGATGAGGTACCTTCACGTAATACACAGGTTATTTCGCGTGACCCCCCTACCCAAAATGCAGAAGAGATGAGGTGTTATTTATGGCGATAAAGAAAGAATTAACAAAAGAAGAACGGGTTAATAAAGAGATAACCAGACTTAAACGGATATATAAAGAAATGCCAAAAGATACCCTCTTGGTAGTAGAAGGGCTAATTGTTGAAGCGGCAGATTTGCGTGTTCGACTAGAAGATGTACGTAAAGATCTCGATGAAAATGGTTATGATGAAATGTTCTCGCAATCAGAGAATCAAGAGCCATATGAAAGGGAAAGACCAGCGGCAAGAAGATATATAGCTATGAATAAAAGTTATCAAACGATTATGAAGCAATTGGGTGATTACATACCTAAAAAACCGATTGAAAGTAAGGAAAAGGATGATGGGTTTGATGACTTCGTGATGAATAAATGAGGATACAATATCCTTTGTTTTATAATCCCATCATTGAGTATTACAGCCTTATTGAATCAGGAAAAGAAATTGTTAGTGAAAAAGTCCGTAGAATATATAAGAAATTAGTAAGTGATATTGGTGATAAAGAAAGTATATATGAATACGATTCAAAGAAAGCGAACCATGCCATTGAGTTCATCGAAAACTTTTGTAAGCACTCAAAGGGAAAATGGGGCGGAAAACCAATTGTTTTAGAAGTATGGCAAAAGGCGTTTATTGCAGCAGCATTTGGCTTCGTACATGGAATAGATGGCACAAGAAAATACAGAGAAGTATTACTTGTAGTTGCTCGTAAAAACGGAAAATCTACTGTTGGTTCAGGTATTGGATTGTATTTGCAAATAGCAGATGGGGAACCAGGTTCAGAAGTTTATGCGGTAGCAACTAAGAAAGACCAAGCGAAATTAGTTTGGCTAGAATCAAAGCGAATGGTAAAGAAGTCACCAGCACTATTAAAGCGTATTAAACCTTTAGTATCTGAAATGGTTTCTGAATGGAATGATAGTACATTTAAACCACTTGGTTCTGATAGTGAAACTTTAGATGGACTTAACGTACATGGTGCTATGATGGATGAAATTCATGCTTGGAAAGATAAAAATTTATATGATGTTATTGTAGATGGTACGTCTTCACGAGAACAGCCAATGATATTTATGATTACAACAGCCGGAACTGTCCGAGAGTCAGTGTATGATATGAAGTATGAAGAAGCAGAAATGTTGTTAAATGGACTAGATGATCCGGATGGATATAAAGATGAGCGTTTTTTACCCATAATCTATGAGCTGGATAAACGAGAGGAATGGACTGACCCATCAAAGTGGAAGAAAGCCAATCCTGGGCTTGGAACGATAAAAAAGGTGGACCAACTTGAAACAAAAGTAAACAAGGCAAAAGCAAATTCTTTGCTAGTAAAAAACTTACTAACGAAAGATTTTAATATAAGAGAAACTTCAACAGAGGCATGGCTGACTTTTGAACAACTAAATAATCCTGATACTTTCGATATAGAAAAGTTAAAGCCTTCCTATGGAATCGGTGGTTGCGATTTATCTTCAACTACCGATTTAACAGCAGCGAAGGTTATTTTTATGGTTCCAGAGGACCCACATATTTATGTGAAGCAGATGTATTGGCTTCCTGAAGATTTATTGGAGCAGCGAAGTAAAGAAGATAAAATTCCATATAATTTATGGCACGAGCAAGGAATATTAAGAACAACACCGGGAAATTCCGTTCATTATAAATTTGTCACGAAATGGTTCTTAGAAATACGAGATGAATATGGCATTTATCTACCTTGGATTGGCTATGATAAATGGTCAGCGAATTACTGGGTTGAGGACATGCAAGGGTATTTCGGGAAGGAAGCTATGATCCCAGTTGCACAAGGTAAACAGACCCTTTCTAGCCCTATGAAACTTTTAGGAGCCGACTTGGAATCTAAGCTAATAAACTATAATAACCACACAATTGACAAGTGGTGTCTTTCCAACACAGCAATAGACGTTGATAAAAATTTAAATATACAACCAAATAAAACAAAGAACCAACGACGTCGTATTGATGGCACAGCAGCGCTTTTAAATGCATATGTAGTTCTTCAAGAAAAACGAAATGACTACCTCAACATGATTTAAGAAGGAGGTGAGAATTTGGGGTTATTCGATAAGATATTTGGAAAGAAACAGGCTCCTACTACAACTCGTTTTGAAATGATAAACGATAATGGTGGAGGTTTTTTTGCGTGGAATGGGGACATCTATCAAAGTGATATTATACGAGCTTGTATACGTCCTAAAGCAAAAGCGGTTGGTAAGCTTATAGCCAAGCATATACGAGATAACTCTACTGAATTTAAGGTGAATCCAGATTCTTATATGAGATTTTTACTGGAAGAGCCTAATCCATTGATGACAGGACAAATGTTTCAAGAGAAAATGGCTGTTCAATTGGAGTTGAATCATAATGCATTCGCTTATATTAAGCGTGATGATTTTGGTTATCCTACTGAGATTTATCCTATTCCATGTACAATAGTTGAAGTTGTAGAAGGTGCACAGGGAGACATCTTTTTAAAGTTTTATTTTAAAAATGGTAAGCAGATGACGATTCCATATACAGATATCATTCATTTGCGTAAAGACTTTAATGATAATGACTTTTTCGGAGAGCATCCTGGTAATGCATTAGCTCAGTTAATGGAGATTGTTACAACTACTGATCAAGGTATTGTTAAAGCAATTAAAAATAGTGCAGTAGTAAAGTGGATTCTTAAGTTTAAGTCAGTACTAAAACAAGAAGATATTGATAGTCAGGTTAAAAACTTTGTGAATAACTATTTGAATATCTCAAATGATGGTGGAGCAGCAGCTTCTTCTGATCCGAGGTATGATTTAGAACAAGTGAAACCTGAAGCGTTTGTACCGGATTCAAAGCAAATGCAAGAAACTATTCAACGTATATATAATTTCTTTAATACAAACGAAAATATAATCCAAAGTAAATATAACGAAGATGAGTGGAATGCATACTACGAGTCAGAGATAGAGGTTTTTGCGATGCAGCTTGCTGGGGAATATACCAGGAAGCTTTTTTCGCGTCGAGAAAGGGGATTTGGTAACAAGATTATCTTTGAATCTTCTTCTCTTCAATACGCTTCCATGAGTACAAAGATGAATCTTGTTCAGATGGTAGACAGAGGCTCGTTAACGCCAAATGAATGGAGAGCAATTCTTTCACTTGGCCCAATTGAAGGTGGAGACAAACCGATCAGAAGATTGGATACAGCCTTGGTCAAGGAAGGAAGTGTTGCAGGTGAAGGAGGTGATGACAATGAACAAGACGGAAAAGAGGGAACTACTGAGTAGTGCTCTTGAAATTAGGGAATTAGAAAATGGCCTTCGAACAATTTCTGGTTATGCAGTTAAATGGGAAATGAAATCTGTAACAATGGGCTATTGGCAACGATTTAAAGAGCAGTTTAAAAAGGGAGCCTTCACAGATTCCTTGACTCAAGAGGATCAATTGGCTTTATGGAGTCACGACACATCACAAGTCTTAGGGAGAACTAAAAATGGTACTCTTCGTTTATTTGAAGATGAGATTGGACTAAGGTTTGAACTAGACTTAGCCAATACAACACTCGGAAATGACACATACGAGACGATTAAACGCGGTGATGTAGATGGTGTTTCCTTTGGCTTCCAAATGGTCAAAGAAGAATGGGATGAATCAGATCCGGACAATGTAGTTCGTAGTGTAACAAAAGCTAAGTTACTAGAGATTAGTCCAGTAGCTTTCCCGGCTTATCCTGATTCGCAAGTTTCAGCAAGAAGTCATGACCCATATAAACAATTTGTGAAGGAACGCAATCAAAAAGAATTACGTGAAAAACTAATTTTAAAAACATATTTATAAGGGAGAGATTCATTTGAAAACATTACAAGAAATTTTAACTAGGAAATCAGAAATTCGCTCAATGTTACAAAGCGATAAGGAAGTAGACTTAGCAGCATTAGAAACAGAATTACGAGATCTTGAAGAAACACAAAAACAAATTGAAACACGACAAAGATTATTAAAAGAAGCAGAGGAGATTAATAATAATCAAATGTCTGAAATGCGTACAGTTGAAACATTTAACAATGAACCTCAAAAACAAGACGTAGAATTAGAGACTTCTGAAAAACGTGGACAGGCTCTAATGGAAAACCGTGCTGTTACAGTTGGAAGTGGTAATGTAGTTTTACCTAAGCATAGTGCAGCGGATATTCGTCCAACTTTCAATGAAGTGTCTACACTGATTGATCGTGTTTCTTCTAAAACTTTAAAAGGTGGAGAGAGTTACCAACAGCCGTACATTAAAAGTTATGGAGAAGGTGATTACACAACTGAAGGTAATGACTACAATACATCAGAAACAACGTTTGGATATGCAGATATCACAAAAGCAAAAGTTACAGCTTATTCAGAGGACACAGAAGAGCTTCAAAAATTACCAGCAGCTGATTACGATGCTGAAGTAATGAAGGGGATTACGGTAGCTACTCGTAAAAAGTTAACTCGTGAAATTTTAATTGGTACAGGTGCTACGAATCGACTTACTGGTATTTTCTCGGCAGCAGCTACGGCAATTGATTCAGCAACAGATTTAGAAATTTCAGCAATTGATGCATCTACATTGGATGAAATTATTTATAGCTATGGTGGAGATGAAGATGTAGAAGATGCAGCAGTATTGATTTTAAATAAACTAGACTTAAAAGCATTTGCTAAGCTTCGTACATCTGATGGTAAAAAGGTATATAACGTAGTATCACAAGGTAATTCAGGAACAATTGATGGAGTACCATTCATTATTAATAGCGCTTGTAAGGCTGTTTCTGATGCTAAAACGACAGCAGGACAATATAACATGGCATATGGTCCTTTATCAAACTATCAACTTACTATCTTCTCAGATATGGACATTCAACGATCTACAGACTTTAAATTCAAGCAAGGTATGATTGCTCATAGAGGTTCTGTTTTTGCAGGTGGTAACGTAATTTCTAAAAATGGATTTTTACGAGTGAAGAAAGCGGCTACTGTATAATAGTCGCTTTTTTTTATGGTATAAGGAGGTTTAACAGTGAGTGGGAAACCGTTGAATAAATATGTTGTAAAAAGAGCTTTTCGAGATAAATTCACTTTCATTCATTATAGTGTTGCAAATTCATATGAATCAAATGATGCAGAACGTGTAATGTATCTACAAGATGAAGGTTTCTTGAATAAAGAACGAATTATAGATAAACAAGAAGACTCAAAAGGACCAGTTCATGTTGGAGGAGGATATTACGAACTTCCAAATGGTGAAAAGATTAAGGGGAAAGATGCCGCTCTGGAAGCTTTAAAACAGCTAGTGCAAGTTGGTGAATGAATATGATGCTTAATGTTGTAAAGAAAGCGGTACGTGTTTCACATAATGCTCTTGATGATGAACTTGAAGATTTAATTGAAGCATCTCGATATGATTTGAAGTTATCTGGTGTTTCTCATCTCAAGGCAAATGATGATACTGATCCTCTAATTAAAAGAGCAATTATTACGTATGTAAAAGCTAATTTTATTTCAGACGCAAAAGAGGCAGAACGTTTTTTAGCATCTTATAACATGCTTAAGAATCATCTAACTTTAGCGGGTGATTATAAATGAATGACATTTTACTATTCCCAGTAATAACAATTACTAAAGATGAATTAGGACAAGTTGAGGAAAATGAAGTATTTAGTAGACAGGTATTTTGCAAGAAAAAATCCGTTCCTCAATCAGAATTCTTTCAAGCTGGACAAAGTAACATCAAGGCTAGTCATATATTGATTGTTCATGTCTGGGATTACCAGGATGAACGAAAAGTGAGATACCGAGATAAAGAATATAGCATTTACCGCACGTATGAAAGAGACGATGAAAAAATCGAACTTTATTGTGAGGTGAAAGCAGGTGTCTAATATTGATACTCTTGCAAATGATATCGCTAGAGAATTGCAAAGATACGCTAACCTAGTAGAAGAGGATATAGAAGATGCTAAAGAAAAGGTTGCGACTGATCTTGTGAATGAATTAAAACAAAAAAGTCCTAAGAAAACAGGGAAGTATGGTAAAGGTTGGCGGAAAAAGAAGGATGGCAGTGCAATCATTGTTTATAACGCATTGAAACCACAACTTACACATTTATTGGAAAAGGGACATGCTAAAGCAAATGGTGGCCGTGTAGCAGCTAAGGTTCACATTGCTCCGGCAGAAGAAAAAGCAATAAATGAACTAATTGAACGTGTCGAAAGGGCGATTCAACAATGACATTAGGTGAATTAAAGAAAATCCTTGATGCTACAGGTTATCCTGTGGCTTATTCACATTTCACAGCAACGCCAACTAATCCGATTCCAGCGCCACCTTATATTTGTTATCTTGTGGACGGATCAGCGAATTTAATGGCTGATAACAAGGTATATCACAAGATAAATAACTTAAGTATCGAGCTTTATACAAATAAAAAAGATTTAGTTGCTGAAGCAAATCTTGAAAAAATCCTAGACAATTATGAGATTCCTTATGAATCGTATGAGGTTTTTATTGAAACTGAAAACCTATTTCAAAAAAATTATGAAACGAGGTTGATATAAATGAGTGAGAACAAAGTAAGTTTTGGATTGAAAAATGTTCATTATGCAACATATGAAACAAAAGATGGGGTAGTTACATTTGGAACACCAATGCCAATGCCTGGTGCGGTTGAACTAACAAATGAACCACGCGGTGATTTAATTGAATTCTATGCTGACGATATGCTTTATTACTCAGCAGATAATAACCAAGGTTATGAAGGAACGTTAAATATTGCACTTCTTCCGGAGCAATTTGTAATTGATGCACTAGGCGAACAATTAGATGAGACAGATGGTGTATTAAATGAGTTGGCCGATGCAAAAGGTAAACCATTCGCGTTGTTATTTGAGTTTGATGGTGATGTGAAAGCAACTCGTCATGTCATGTATAACTGTTCAGCGAGTCGTCCTAATATTTCATCGAAATCAAAAACGAATTCAGCTGAACCGAATACAAACGAGCTTAAATTCGTCGCGAGCCCAATTATTCTGGCAACTGGTGGTAGACCGATGGTTAAGACAAAGACAACTTCTAAAACTACACCGGCAATTCATGATAATTGGTACAAAAAGGTTTATGTAAAAACACCAACAGCACCAAAAGGAGCGTAATTAGATGGAAAAAACAATTGTAATAGATGGTAAGCAAGTTCGACTAAAAAGTACAGCAGCAACTGTTAAGCGTTACAAAGCGCAATTTAGACGTGATTTGTTTGCGGATATGATGGCTTTAGGAGCAATTGGTACATTTACACCACAAGATGGTTCTCAGCCTTCTATTGACCTCTCTAATGTAGATTTAAAGAAAATAGATTTTGAAGTTATTTATGATTTAGTTTGGTTATATGCTAAAACTGCTGATCCGAATCTTCCGGATCCAATTACATGGTTAGACGGATTTGAAGAGTTCCCTATTTATGAAATCATTCCAGAGATTAACGATATGATTCAAAGTACAATGGGAGCAAAAAAAAACTAAAGAAAAGTAATGAAGAGCAAGGGACTTTCAGTGATGAAGAATTCACCACTGATTTGTTCCTTGCTCTTTGTTATAAATCGAAATTGACGAGTTGGGATTTAGAAGTAATGACAATCGGTGATTGCTTTGATTACATTGCTGAATTTGCAGAAATGGAGAATCCAGACAAAGAGAAAACCCGTAAAGCAAATCAAAAAGACTTCGATTCATTCTAAGAAAGGGGTGAGATAGTGGCAGGAGGAAGAATTAAAGGAATTAGTATTTCAATCGATGGTGAAACCACGGGACTTCAAAATGCGTTAAAAGATGTTAATAAGCGTAGTAATGATTTAACCAAAGAGCTTAAAGATGTTGAGCGATTATTAAAATTTGATCCAGGTAATATTGAAGCTTTAGCTCAAAAGCAACAGTTACTGACTCAGCAAATTGAAAACACCACACAAAAGTTAGATAAATTAAAGACAGCGGAGCAACAAGTCCAAGCACAATTTCAAAACGGAAAAATTTCCGAAGAACAATACCGCGCATTCAGGCGTGAAATTGAATTTACAGAAGGATCGCTTAATGGCCTGAAGAATAAGCTTGGAAACATGAAGGCTGAACAAGATAGTGTAGCAAGTTCAACAAGACAGTTAGAAACATTGTTTAGCGCTACTGGAAAAAGTGTTGATGATTTTGCGGGAGCATTAGGAAATCGTCTTGTGAATGCAATTCGAAGTGGAACGGCTACCAGTAAGCAGTTAGATCAAGCAATTGGAATTATCGGACGAGAAGCATTAGGAACAGAAGCCGATATTGAAAAGTTACAACGTGTGCTTCGATCCGTAGATGCTGGTAACTCGATTCAACAAGTACGAAACGAACTAAGAGACTTACAACAGGAAGCTGGCAAAACAGAGAAAAAGTTTGAAGGATTAAAAATAGGATTAGAAAATGTTATAGGTGGATTGGCAGCTGGTGGCGGTATTGCAACCGCTATTGAAAAAGCAATGGATATGTCAAGTCTACAAACAAAAATTGATATCACATTTGATGTTCCAGAGTCTTCGAAAAAATCAGTGGAAGAAGCTATTAGGGGTGTTAGTACTTATGGTATTGACGCTGAAGAAGCATTAGAAGGTGTTCGCAGACAATGGGCATTAAATAAGGATGCTTCTGATGAAACAAATGCCGCTGTGGTTAAAGGGGCAGCGACTATTGCAGCATCTTACGCTGGAATTGATTTTAATGAACTTATACAAGAAACCAATGAGATTGGTGCAACGTTAGGTATTACTAACGAGGAAGCATTGGGATTAGTTAATACATTATTAAAAACAGGATTTCCACCAGAACAATTGGATATTATCGCTGAATATGGGGATCAGATGGTTCAAGCTGGATTTTCAGCGAAAGAAGTCCAAGGAATTCTATCTGCAGGAGTCGACACTAAAAGTTGGAATATCGATAACCTTTTGGATGAAAAATTGTCCCTATGAGTGGTGACATTCATAGAAAACTCCTTTAATTCAGTGAAACTCTCAAATGAGACAATACTGAGCGAAGCCTTTAACAAAGGAACGTGCAACGACTAGCTGAAAAGCGTAGGGTGTAAGTTAATGACATCCGAAATGGGGAGCATCTTATATAAAAGATGATGATATAGTCTGGTCTGGATAGTGATATACAGAAGTTCATAAGAGAACTGGCAGGATGTTGCGAGTCCTGTTGAACATATCGGGTGTTAAAGAAGGACGTATCAAAATGGCTGAGTTTGGGGCCGGTATAGATAAGTCTATGCAAGAGGTTTTAGATAAAACAAAGATTTCGGCAGATCAGTTTGAAAAATGGGGTCAGGCAATTGCTGGTGGCGGTGAAAATGGACAAAAAGCTATGCTTGAAGCAACCAAGGCCTTAGCTGGTGTTGAAAATGCAACAGACAGAAATGCACTTGGCACGAAGATGTTCGGTAGATGATAAATTGTGCCGAAGTAAAATCGTTCAAAAACGGTGAAGGCTAAGTGAATTGGCGTAAAATAGGTTATAATATGGGAGAGGATAGGTTAGGGAGTAGCTACCCGAACTGAAAGGCGTTATCCCAAACGTTTTCCTCAATTAACATTATTGGGAATAACCTATGGGAGGGTTATTTATTATGAAAAAAACTTGTACTGTTTGTGGTGAAAATAAGTTGTTAGAAGAGTTCGCAAAGGACAAAGCGAAAAAAGACGGATGCAGAAATCAATGCAAAAGTTGTATCAATCTTAGAAATAGAAAAACGCCGATAATGCCAAAAACAAAACAAGGGTATAAACACTGTGCAAAATGCAGAGAAGAAAAACAATTAAGCGAGTTTAATATTCGGTCTGTTAATGGGGAGAAAAAGTTATTCAGTTATTGTAAAGAGTGCGAAAGGAAATACAATAATAACAGGTATGACCATACTTGCGCTGTTTGTAATAAAAAGTATAAGTCTGGCAAGAAAGATTCATCCCATTGTAAGGAATGTCACGATAATTATATGGTGAAGACATATTCCATATTGCATAAATTGGATTTTAATGGTGAAAACAATCCTATGTATGGCAGACAACGATTTGGGCAAGAGAATCCTAATTACAACCCAAACAAAACAGACGAAGAAAGAGAAAAAGAACGCTTAGTTGAAGGTTACGGCATTTGGAGAACAAGAGTCTACGAAAGAGACAATTACACTTGTCAATGTTGCGGATATGATAAAGGGAAAATTTTAGTTGCGCATCATTTAGATGGGTGGGAATGGTGTAAAGAAAAACGTCTTGATGTAGATAACGGTGTTACGCTTTGCAAAAGATGCCACAAACAATTTCATGATAAATATGGATATGGACATAACACAAGACAACAATTTATAACATATATGAATGAATCAGAGTGCTCGGTTTGAGCACTCTTTTATAATGCCAATTCATATGCTAATACCGTGGTAAAGCACACTTTAAAAGGTGTGGCTCACCGTAACGCATAGGAGTTGAAACTGCTTTTTTAGCAGAATAAAATACTTCCACGAGTGAACGACAACCTTGTAGGTTGAAAATGTATGCTGAACTTGCGAGAAACCGTAAGAAGTAGAGGATAAAAAGCCTTTACGATAACAAAATGACACTTTGGGAAGACCAAGGAAAGAAAATTATCGATACGATTCTAAAGGCAGAAGGTAAACAAGTTGATTTGAAAAAAGGAGTAGAGGACTTACATGGTGCTACTTCTAAAATAGATGCAAGTCCAGCAGTGAAATTCCAAAAGGCAATGCAAGATTTACAAACGGCTCTCAAACCTGTTCTTGGAGTTATAGCTGATGTTGTTGCTAAGATAGCCGATTGGATTTCTAATAATCCAAAACTAGCAGCCACTTTGGCAGCTATCGCAGTAGCTATTGGCGTAATTGCAGGAGCATTTATGGCTTTAGCACCAATAGTTGTCGTCATATCGGGTGTAGGGGCTGCAATGATGGGGTGGGTAGCGTTAATCGCTGTGGTTGTAGCCGCTGTAGTTGCCTTAGGCGTACTAATTTATCAAAATTGGGATGCTATAAAACAATGGACCATTGATGCTTGGAATGCAATTGGAGAGTTCTTAGTAGGAATATGGGATGGGATTGTGCAATGGGCAAGTGAAGCGTGGAATAGCATTAGTGAATCTACATCAGCAGTTTGGAACTCAATTAAGGAATTTTTAATAGGTATATGGAATGGCATTGTAGAGTTTGTTGTAACCTGGGGAACCGCTATTCTAGAAACGTACGTTGGTATTTGGACATCCATTTTTAATTTCTGTATGGAAATCTGGAATGGGATAGTTGAATATTTAACTTCAGTTTTGCAGGGGATAGCGACTTTCTTTACAGAAATATGGACTTCCATTTCTACATTCTTTCAAGAGATTTGGAATGGATTAGTTGCTTTTATAACTCCTGTTTTACAAGGGATTGCTGATTTCTTCGCTATGATTTGGAATGGTATTTCTACAGTGATCCAAACTGTATGGAATTTCATTACTCAATACTTACAAGCGATTTGGACGGCTATTTTATACTTTGCTACTCCACTATTTGAAAGTATCAAGAATTTCATTTCTGAATGTTGGAATAAAATTAGTTCTACTACAAGCCTAGTATGGGAAACAATTAAAAATTTCTTAGTTTCTTGTTGGAATGGACTTGTGTCATTTGTAACGCCAATCTTTGAAAAAATCAAATCCTGGATTATTAGCGTGTGGGATACAATCAGTTCAGCGACGATGGCTGTGTGGAATGCGGTTAAGAATTTCTTGCAAGCATGCTGGAATGGATTAGTATCTATTGTAACACCAATTTTTGATGCAATAAAAAACTGGATTGTGAATGTCTGGAATGCTATTAGTTCTACTACGAGTGCTGTATGGAATGCGATTAAAAGCTATCTTTCTAGCTTATGGAATTCAATTGTTTCCACAGCAAGCTCAATTTTTAATAGCATTAAATCAGCTATTTCAACTGTGTGGAATATGATTAGTAGTGCAAGTAGTAGCGTATGGAATGGTATTAAGTCTACACTTTCAAGTATCTGGAATGGCATTAAATCCACAGCATCCTCAGTGTGGAATGGATTAAAAGATGCCATTATGACTCCTGTTCGTTGGGTAACAAGTGCTGTTAGTGGGGCATTTAATGGAATGAAGTCAGCAGTATTAGGCGTGTGGGATGGAATTAAGAGTGGTATTCGTACAGCTATCAACGGAATCATACGTATTATTAATAAGTTCATAGATGGTTTTAATACACCAGCAGAATTATTAAATAATATACCAGGAGTAAGCGCTCCAACTATTCCGCATGTACCAATGCTTGCTAAAGGTGGGAAGCCTGTAGGTGATGGTTCATTTATCACAGGTGAAGCTGGTCCAGAGTTATTTACGAAGAAGGGTAATTCAATTACAGTTACACCTTTATCATCGAAAGAAAAATCACTCGGTATTACTGGAACTATGAATCAATTAATGGGTGATATGAGCCGTATGATGGCTAGTTCTATGAATCAGCTATCCGGTTTAAAGTCTGTCATGAGTGGTGTGTATGGAAGTATGTCGAATAGCAGACAAGCCGTGACAAACAGTGTATCGAATCAAGTATTTAATCAATCATCTGGATCATCTGGTGGCGGGGTAATCCCAATGCTTGGCGGTGATTTAGTTGTTGAGGTTCCTATTGTTTTAGAAGGGCGAGATGTGGCACGTGGCACTTATAGATATACAACCGAGTATCAAGAGAGAGAAGAAAAAAGAAACTCAGACTTTTAGGTTTGGGTTTCTTTTATTTTATAAAGAAATGAGGTGTCAAAATGAGCTCTTTCAAATTTAACAATGAACGTAAAAAGTATATCCAAATTGCAAAAGGTTGGAAAAGGCCAACTTGGGCACCATTGAAACGTAATTTTCTAAGTACCCCAGGATATCCAGGGGCAAGATTATTAAATACACAAACAGAAATGCGTGTTTTATCAATTCCTGTAGGGATTATAGTTCCTGATGATACTGATTTAGAAATGGTAAAAGAAGAAATTGCAAGTTGGTTAATAACGGATCAACCAGTAGAGCTTATTTTTGATGTAGAACCAAATAGAACATATTTAGCGGTTGTGGATGATAGTTTTGATTTAGATGAATTTGTAACACTTGGAATAGGAACTCTTACGTTCATTTGCCCAATGCCATATAAGTTAGGTCCTGTACAAAAGAAAACCTTGGCTATCGCAAATGGTGACTTAAAAACTAGTTTTCTTAATAAAGGTTCTGTAGAGTCAAATCCAATTATTGATATAAAGGTGGGCGCACAGAGTCCTTATCTCGATGTATGGAATGATGATGAATATTTTAGGATTGGTTATCCCACAGGGGTAAAAACTGGTGTTGTGAAACAAAATGATCGTCTCATATGGGACGAAATGACTAATTTAACCATTTGGGAAGCGATAACTGGAAAAATAGGAATTTATAAAAGTTCAGGGGCTATGAAAGTTTGGCAAGGATACGCTTTTACACCCGATTCGTATGGAACGGGAGCGAATGATGAGTGGCATGGTCCATTTATGAAGAGAACAATTCCTAATACAAGTGGAGTTATTCAAGATTTTAAAATTGATGTACAAATGAATTTTCAGTCTGAACATTGGAACAGAATGGGCAAAACGGTAGTAATGCTTTTAGATGCTAATGACAATGTAATAGTTGAATTAGCAATGGCTGATGAATATATGAGTCATGAAATGACGACAGCACAAGCAATTATTGATCCAGGAAGTGCTAGAAAGTGGATTGCTGACGAGATGGGCATGTACTCTGATACATTTAACGACTTTAGAGGACACGTTTCAGTAGCTCGCAGGGGGAAGGAATGGAGCTTCTATTTTGCTAAATATCGTAAGAACACTGAAATAGATGATGCTAGTTTTGTTCGTACATGGCGAGACGATTCTGACAGTAATCCTATGACTGCTAGACCGGTAGCAAAAATAGCTGTAGGGTGTATTGCTTATGGTACAAATCTGCCAGTTGATGTCGCGTTTATTGAAGATGTTAAGTTTTGGAAGATTAATACTTTAACAATAGACGAGACTCCTTATATTTTTGATATAGGAGACAAAATACAGATAGATACAGAAAGGTCATTAGTAACAATAAACGGTACAAATGCAATTGCATTAAAAGATATATTCAGTTCATTTCCTGTTATAAAGCGAGGGCAAAATGCAGTAATAATACGACCAGCTAATGTAGGGATAGCGGAATTAACGTATAGGGAGCGATTCAGATGAGAACACCAAGTGGAGACTTACATGTTGTTGATTTTAAAACAAATCAAATCGTTTCAGATATACAACCTAAAGACTATTGGGATGACAAACGACATTGGGAAATTAAGAATAATATCGACACACTAGAATTTAGGTTATTCGAGAATACAGATTATGCAACGACACTTGTACAACAAAATTTAGTATTAAAAGAAGTACGTGGTGGTAGAATCGTTCCTTATGTCATTACAGAAACGGAAAAAGATTCTAAAGATAGATCGTTAATGGTTTATGCATCTGGTGAATGGATTCAACTTGCTAAAGCAGGAATTATCGAGCCACAAAAAATAGAAAGTAAAACATTGAAACAATGTATGGAAATAGCTCTTAAAGGAACAAAGTGGACAATAGGTAAAACTGAACATGACGGAGCGCATTCAATGGTAATTGAAGAATTTACTGATCCATTGGATTTACTTAAGAAAATTGCCGCTTCATTTGAATTAGAAATTCAATATCGTGCTGAAGTTGTTGGGTCTAAAATCGTTGGACGCTATGTGGATATGGTTCGGAAACGAGGAAGAGATACAAGAAAAGAAGTAACCTTTGGTAAAGATTTAATAGGAATTAAACGTATTGAGAACTCTCAAAGCATTTGTACAGCCTTATTAGGTTTTGTAAAAAAAGAAAATGGAGAATTCATTACAATCTCATCCATAAATAAGGGTGTGCCTTATCTTGTGGATGATGCAGCTTACCAACGTTGGAATGAGAACGGAAAACACAAATTCGCTTTTTACACTCCACAAACAGACGACCAAAATATGTCTCCAGATAGGCTTTTAACTCTAATGAAAACGGAAATGAGCAAAATTGTGAATGCTTCTGTTTCTTATGGAGTCGATGCACAAAATATAGCAAGAATAACAGGTTTATCACATGAAGAAATCAATGAAGGAGATACAATCCGAATTATAGACGAAGGATTTACTCCTAAGTTATACCTTGAAGCCCGCGCTATTGCTGGTGATGAATCTTTTAAAGATCCTACACAAGATAACTATGTATTTGGTGATTATCGTGAAATCGTCGATCAAAATGATGAGCTACGTAGATTATACCAAAAGATACTAAGTTCATTGTATGACAAGGTTCCACAAGAGTTATTTGACCAATTAAATAATAAAGTAAAGGAACAAAACAAAGACATCATTGATGCTAAGGATAAAGCAGGCCAGGCTCAAAAAGAAAGTCAAACCGCAAAAGATTTAGCAGAAGCAACTCAAGATTACATGGAGCGAAACCTTGTAGATATTATAGAAAGTGTTAAACCGCCTACAGCTAACCTAAAGGACGGGAAAACGCTTTGGAGTGATTCAAGCGACCCTAATAACAAGGTTCTGAAGCTTTGGAAGGGCGGGGCGTGGGTAATTATCTCCCCTGACACTAAACCGCTTAACACGGCTCTTACACAGGCTCAGAATGACATTACAAAAGCTAAGCAGGATATCACTACTAATAAAGGGTTATTAGATACTGCTAAGTCAGAGCTACAGGGCAACATTAACGCTGAGAAGCAACGTATTACAGACCTGACTACTAACGTTAATAAGAAAGTAGATAAGACTTGGATTGACCAACAACTATTAGATAAAGCAGACAAGTCAGGCGTATACACGAAAGATTACATTGACCAAAACACTATAGGGAAGCAGGTATATGAGACGGACAAGGCGGGTAACGTTCAGAAATTCACTGATATGAATACAGATATTACTCGTAACGCTAACGCTATTAAGTCTAAAGCAGAGCAGTCAAGTCTCGACACTACTAACAACAATGTGACAGGCGTTACTAACCGTGTAACAACGGTAGAGCAAACAGCTACAGGGCTTACTACTCGTATAGGTTCAGCAGAGAGCAAAATTAATACTGCAACTGGGGACATTTCAACCCTGCAAACTAAAACGAATACGATTGAGCAAACGGCTACAGGATCGGTACAGAAGATTAATGAATTGACAGGACGCTTTGACGGTATGAGCATTGGCTCAGTCAATATAATTCAAGGAACTGAAGAGATATTCAGTAACCCTTCTGCTACTGGGAACTATAACGGCTTTAAAGTTGTCCCTTCTCCATTCCCTAAGTATGACATTCGTAATAAAGAAATTACTTTTTCAATGTACTTCACAGGTAAAATTACTGCTAAAGGGACTAATCCTTGGCTTGGTATGGAGCTAGGTATTACTTTCATAGATAACACTACACAATACCTTAACGGACGTATTGATGGGAAAATAACAGTCAACAAAGACTATTTAAACGAACGCTTTGTATTCGTTGTAAAAGTAAATGATAAAGAAATTAAATCAGTCAATGTAACGCAGGGAGCAAGGGACTTAACAGGTAGCATAAAACTATTTAAAGGTCAAGTTGAGGAAGGCAACCAAGCTACAGCGTGGAAGCTATCACCTGAAGAGTTGACGACTACACAGCAATTTACACAGAAAACGAACGAGATTATAAACACTGTGGATCAGAATGCTCAGAAACTTACTGCTGTAGAGACTACTATGAAGAACACTAAGTACGGACGTGACAACTTAATCCCAAACTCAGGTATGTTTTCTAATACAGGGGGTTGGGTGGCTAACACGCCTGCTAACTCAACTATGGAAGTTGTAACAGAAGACGGCTTTAATGCTATGAAAATCAAAGGCTCTATCCGTGCAAGCAGTCCAATTATACTTAAGCCTGATACAGAATATGTATACTCTGCATTGATTAAAATACCTGTAGATAACGTCGTTTCTGACGGTTCAGGGAATCCCCTACACTTTTGGTCAACTATTGGAGCAAACCCTCACACAGCAGTGCAGAGGGCTATTTTAGAGCCTACTTCTAAGAAAATCCTTGCTAATACTTGGACACGTGTCAGCTACAGATTTAAAACACTAGCAGGCGCAGAAAACACGCTGTTTACTCCCTTCATGTATTCGCAGGAGATTATTAATTCGAATGATTTCGCTTACATTAGATACTTCCAATTAGTTGAAGGGAATCAAATTACAGAAGATTGGCAAGCGCCAAGCGGGGATATTGTCAAGAAAACAAACGAGATTGTACAAACGATTGACAGTACTATCTCACGTGTAACTGCTGTAGAGAATAGACGTACAGGCTCGGACAACTTGCTTAAAGTGGATTCTGCTAGATGGGTTGTACATCCAAAGAATACAGGGACAGACGCAGACAATTTTAATTATGCAAATCTACCTGTTAATATGCAGTTGAATCGTACCTACACAGTTTCAGCCCGAGTTAAATTCACAGCAGGCACAGACACACACATTTCAGTTTATCCTTATACGAATGGAGTATCTACCCACGTTGAAATTAAAGACGGCTTCATTTTCCATACTTTCAAGAAAATAAACGTTAACACTACTCAGATACTTCTTTATTCAGGTAAAGCGGGGACTACACGTAGTAAAGGTGTAGAGTTCACTGAAATTATGGTTACTGAAGGGGACGGGGTAGTTGCTTACGCTCCACCAAGCCCGACTATAGACGAATACACTCAAAAGACTACAGCAATTGAGCAGACGGCTACAGGGCTACAATCTAGCATTACAGCTACTACTAACCGTGTAACGGCTGTAGAAGGAAGAACAGGAACGTTAGAAACAAAAAGTAATACCCTACGCAGTGACGTTGACGGAAACACTACAGATATTAGCTCCCTACGTGAAGATGTAAAATCGAACGGGGAAAACTTATTTGCAGACTCTTCATGTAACAATGAATACCCTAAATTCTTTGACGATACAGGATATATTATCAATGGTGCTACTCATGTGTTTTGGGAGGACTATATTAAGCTAACATGTACTAGCTACGCAGACGCTTTCTACCAAGTCGGGGGCTCTCTGATAACTGCTACACACGGTATTTTACCGAATGAGACACTTACGCTTTCATTAGAGTTAATGCAGAATGTAGCAGGAGGACAAACGCTTATATTCCAACATGACGGGACTAGTTGGTCTGAAGCAGAGGTTAAAACGCACACTAATACAGGTTGGAAACGTGTAGAGCATACTTTCAAAGTAAAAGCAAATATGAAAGGAATCATGGTACGTATTAGATTTCCTAGAGTGGCTGAAGCAAATACTAAGTCACTATGGATTAGACAGCTTAAGCTAGAGCGTGGATTACTTGCAACGCCTTGGGGAATGTCTTCAGTAGAAATCCTGAAGAAGAATAATACTGTCAAGCAAACCACAGATGAAAACTCTATGAAACTGACAAGTATTGACGCTTCAGGTATTGCAGGAGCTAACTTGGTTTACAACTCAGATATGTTACAACGTCCTACAAATGGATTTCCTGATGGGTGGTCAGGCTTCAATACTACTACTTTAATCTTCCAAAATCCGTGGGCAGATGAGCCAAGAGGAGCAGTAGCACGCTTTAACCGTACAAACTTAGCTGATACTGACCCGAATAGTATTGTCAGTCTTTACTCTAATAAGTTACCAGTAGCACGCAATAAGGACTACACATGGAGTGTATGGATGTATGTACCTTCAGCGAATTGGTCAGCATTTAAGGTTAAAAATGCTTATATCATGGAGTATTTTGACAATGCAGGTACACGGGTGCAATACCAAGATGTTTCATTGACTACAGCAGAGCAAACTAGCCTACAAGCAGGGAACTGGACACGTATAGTTAGAACGTTCAGACCTACTACAGCAGGTATTATACAAGCAGGATTCCGCTTAGCACTATTTCATAATGGGGACATCTATTACAGGATGCCACAAGTAGAGCTAGGAACGGTAGCTACTGGGTGGAATCGCTCTACAGTAGACTTCTCAGGTAATTACCAATTTAACGACTTAAATAGTCGTACTAACGAGATAAAACAGACACTTGACGGGACTGTCTCTACAGTTTCCTCTCTTAGTTCTACTGTAGGGACACATACACAACAGATTACACAGCAGGGCTCAACGATAAAACAAATGAATAACGAAATTGATCTGAGAGTTAAGTCTACTGAAATGACGGACTATATCGGTAAACTCGGTGCAGAGAACGAATTGAGAAATACAGCCTTTGAAACTAAAGTGATTAACGCTACTACAGGGATCATAACAAGCAGAACGCCAAGTCTTGACAAATGGGGTAGCAATATCCCTGCAGGAGTAGGGGGTTCTATTACAGCAGAAGCTACACGAAACCGAGAGGGCTACAATTCCGCTAAAATCGTTGTTACAGGTGCAGGCACTACAGATAGATATTGTGGTATCTCTCAAAGCATACCCGCAAGTATTAGCAGTGGAGATTATGTGTTTGGTGCATGGTTCTATGTACAAGATAAAGCCTTGCTAGACCAAGGAGCTGTCATAAAGCTTCAATTCTTCAATGGTTCAACGGGATCAACTACAATGCAAACAGAGCTAGCACCTAAATTAGTCAATAACAAATGGGTGTATGCAGAGGTTAAAATTACTGCACCTGCTACAGCTATTACTGTACTAAGAGCAGATATATGGGTAAGACGTAACGGGACTCTGTGGGTATCTCAACCAATGCTACAGTACGGCTCTAATGCTTCCGCCTTCATGGAGCACCCACAGGACTATGTTAACTATGACGCTCTAATAGGTGAAGTTGCTAAGAAAGTTGCTACAACGGACTATAACGCTAAGATTTCAACTATTGAGTCAAGCATTACACAGGCTAACAACAAGATTGACCTAAGAGTCTTAGCAACTGATGTGTACAAGAAAACTGAATCAGATGGACGATATGGAAGTAAAGCCATAGTAGATACGCATGAGAGCTCTATTACTCTTCTAAAGAATCAAATTATCTCGAAAGTAGAAGCAGGCGGGATAGCTTCTGCGATTAACCAAACAGCTCAAAGTGTATTGATCCAAGCAGGTAAGATTAATCTTGATGGGGCTGTTACAGCTAAGAGTATTCAGTCACAGCGACTCGTAGGCGCTACGATTAGTACGCTCGAGCAGAACCAGATAGGCGGATTTATCGAGATGAACGCCCAACACTTTGCACTTAAGCACAGACTAGGGCTTAACACAGCCCCGCTTACTCGTGGGTACTTTGGGTTTATGCCTGATACTGGAAAAGGTCAGGACTACGTGAGAACTTCACTAGTGCTCGGTACGGACTATAACAACGAAGATAGAGTTTCCCTATCAGGTGCAGTATTTATTGAGCACATGGTACCTAAGTCTAACCTGTGGGCTGACGCTTCTGCTCGTATAGGTATTGCTAAATCTCGTAACACTGATACTTCTATTAACACTAAGTCAGAAATCTATTTTGGACCAACAGGGAACCTTGACATTTTAGCTAATGAGGGACCGATGGTAATTAGAGGTAAGGAAGCCATGACTATAACTACAAGTGGACTATTCACAGGAGTAGCGAGTAGCGGTACTTGGGTGCTTGAGAACGGTAGAGGATTCTTCCCAGTTACGAACCGAACGCTTAAGATTGTCGATAAGCGTGTAACTACCAACAATGACAATGCAGATACTGACATATATCTAGGTAGCTCGTTCATGATACGCTCAGCTAATGACATGAATTACTATGACTATGGATTACAGATTAAGAAGCAGAACGGTAGCGAGTGGGCTAACTTGTGGGCGGGTAAAATCAGAGCTAGCACATTCGAGAATACGTCAAGTCGATCTATCAAGACAGGAATCAAAGACATTAACGTTGACGCATTAGAAATTGTCATGGCTCTGGAGCCTAAAGAGTACTTCTTTAAGGCTGATATGGAGAAGTTGTATGAGGAAAGACAAGCTAGGGTAGAAGCAGGGGAAGAAACACCTCCTATTACTACTGACTCTATTCAAAAGCAATATGGCTTCATAGCAGAGGACGTACCCGAAGCATTAGCGTCTAAAGATAGAAAATCAGTACCGTCTTACCCTCTAGCAACTATGACTGTAGGAGCAGTACAGAAAATACGTAAAGAGCAACTAGCTGACCAAGAGAAAATTGCTAGCCTAAAAGCTGAAATTGAAGCAGAAAAACTTGAGGAAGTTTCCATTCAGACTGAACTTAATGAGTTAAAAGGTGTGTTAATTAGTCAAGAAGAAAGAATTGCGAAGTTAGAAGAATTGTTACTACAACAACTAATAAATAGGAAACCAGAGCAGTCATAAGCTGGTCTTTTTTTATTATCTAAAAAAGGAGAGGAAAAGATGGATCGTATTGATGTGTTATTAAAAACCTTTATTGCCACTTTCGGTGGCTTCTGTGGGTATTTCTTGGGAGGATGGGATGCAACATTGAAAATCTTAGTGACGATGGCAGTTATTGATTATTTAACTGGGATGATTGCAGCAGGGTATAACGGAGAATTAAAAAGTAAAGTTGGTTTCAAAGGCATCGCCAAAAAGGTGGTGCTTTTTCTTTTGGTCGGAGCGGCTGCACAACTAGATTCAGCGCTTGGAAGTAACAGTGCAATTCGTGAAGCGACTATTTTCTTCTTCATGGGTAATGAATTACTTTCACTTTTAGAAAATGCTGGTCGAATGGGCATTCCGTTGCCACAAGCTTTAACAAATGCAGTTGAAATTTTGGGTGGTAAGCAAAAACAAGAAGAGAAAAAGGGAGATGTTCTATAATGGAAATTAGAAAAAAATTAGTTGACCCAAGTAAATATTGTATAAAGTGTCCTTATACAATGAATCCGGAATTCATTACAGTCCACAATACTTACAACGATGCTACAGCAGAAAACGAAGTAGCTTATATGATTCGTAATGATAATCAGGTTTCATTTCATATTGCAGTAGATGATAAAGAAGCAGTACAAGGAATCCCTTTAGAGCGTAACGCCTGGCATACTGGTGACGGTAACGGGAATGGTAATCGTAAATCTATCGGAGTTGAAATTTGCTACTCTTTAAGCGGTGGAGATAGATACTATAAAGCGGAAGACAATGCAGCTATCGTTGTAGCTCAACTAATGAAACAGTATAATATTCCAATTAATAAAGTCCGTACACATCAATCATGGAGTGGGAAATACTGTCCTCATCGTATGTTGGCAGAAGGGCGTTGGAATAACTTTATTGAAAGCGTCCAAAATGCATACAATGGAGATGGTAAAGTAACTCCTACGCTTATTCCACCGTCAACTAACGGGACAGGTATTGCGTATATTGAGGGGAATGGCATTAACCTTCGTAAAGGTCCAGGTACTGGATACGGGGTTATTCGTCAATTAGGTAAAGGTGAGTCCTACGAAGTATGGGGACAATCAAATGGATGGTTAAACCTTGGGGGCGATCAGTGGATTTATAATGATTCATCATACATTCGTTATACTGGAGAAAGCGCACCGACAAGTTCGCAATCAGTCAATAATGGTGTAGGAATAGTTACTATTACAGCAGATGTATTGCGTGTTCGTAAAGGTCCAGGAACTAATTATGACATTGTAAAAAATGTGTATCAAGGAGAACAGTATCAGTCGTGGGGATATAGGGATGGTTGGTATAATGTGGGTGGAGACCAATGGGTTTCAGGTGAATATGTGAAGTTTGAAGAGTAAAGTAAGAGCCGTCATAATGACGGCCTTTTTTATTTTATAGCAATTATTTAACTATTAGCTATTGATTCAAATAAACAGGTGTGGTATAATTATATATGTAAGGGAGGTGAGAAACATGGATTGGGACTTAACAGAAAAGGTTCTTAGAAATCTAGCTTACATAGTAGCGATGGTGGTAGGAATCATAAACGCAAAGAAAGCTCTAAACGACATAAAAGACAGAAAGGAGAAGAAAAAGGAAGAAGAAATAGAAAAACGCCTAGCCCGCAAGACTAGACGCAAATAACACAAGGGGGGAAGAAATTCCCCCAACCTTAAAAATATTATAACATGATTACAAAATTACACAAAATCCAATCCATGTAAAAATGAAGTTAGATCGAAACACTTTGGTATTAGTATTATTTTTAATATTAGTGATTACAGTAACAAACTATAAGAAGCCTGAAGTAAGTGACTACTTAGGAATTGCTTCCACAATAATTTTAGCTATAGCGCTTGTTATTAATTTAATTTCTTTATGGAAAAAAGGCAGGGACGAAAAATGAGTATGGACTATAAAATAAGTCGTGAAGAAATAGAAAAGTTAGTTAACCAAGTAGTTTTAACAGCAAATGAAACCGTAAATTTATTAGGTGTCACAACCCAAAGATTACATGTACTTGTAAAACAAGGACGAATTGTACCTATTAAAGTAGTTGATAGGGTTTCGTTGTACTTTCGTGAAGATGTAGAAAAACTGGCTGAAGAATTAGGGCAATTAAGAGAAAAATATCGACCATATGAATAATTTGAAAGCCAACTCTTTTATGAGTCGGCTTTTTTGTTGTTATGTAGCTAGAATTTACTTTTAGATAATGCTTTTAATATAGGGTTTATGATTTTGCTCAATAAACGAAATGCGTTAAAGATTGAACGAATAACTTTCATAAGATTAACGCTCCCTCATTCTCATACCTTATAAGTCTGAGATTTTTTTTACTTCTTTTTCTTTGGCTTTAAAGTTCTTTTTATATTGTTTAAAGTCATTCCGGTCGACTCTAAACTTCTCACCAGTAGCTACATTTTTTACTAAATACGTTTTAGCTGTAAGTTCTTTTATTAAGAACCAAATTGCGAATAATACAAGGGATATTCCTAATGTGAAAGGGGTTAATACTATTGCAGAAACAGTTATTATAAGTTCTGCTTTTGAATCAGCTCTTTTTAAAATTAATCTATCCCCAGCAGCGGCTTCAGATTGTTGTAATTGTTGTATACGTTGTAAGGATGCGACTGTATCATAACTCATGACATAACCTCCCGATAAGTAATAATAAAATCATTATATCAAACATTTGAGATGTTGGTATTATTTATCAATATTCAGTTCGATTTTATGTTTTTCCTCCACATAGATTTCATAAGTCATTTTAATACAAAAATCTATAGCTTCTTGATTGTCCTGTATGGAATCAAAGTTATGCTGCAGGTATAGTTGATGCGGGATTAGAATTTACAATTATTGATAAAGTATTAGTGGATGGTTCACCGCAATATAAAGTGAAAAACTCAAAAATTAGTGTCTTCTATATTAAAGCTAGTTGAACATATGTAGAGGTACCATAAAATAAAAAGCCCTTCTCGAATGAGAGGGCTTTGCTATTTTATAAATCAAATTGAACTTGTTGACCATCAGTAATCGTATCATACGACTTTTGCTGGTATGTTGAACTTGTAATGAATTTGACATTAGTAATATCTTTTGGATCTCCATTGAAGAACAAACCTAGGACACGTTCTTGTTTAACTTTTCCAAAGTATTCAAAGGAAGTGTTTTTTTCTGTAATGAAATTGCGATTTGCTTCTAACTGTTCACCATTATTTAGTACTACCTTATCAAAATTAAGGAAGTTAATATTTTCATCTGAGGTATTTTCCACTGTGTAAATAACTTGAATATAATTTAGTTTTCCATCGTTAGTTGGTGTAGCTTGATAGACTTCTTTAGCCGCAGTTAACATTTGTTCTGGAAGGTCAGATAGTTCAAATAGCTTGATGTTTTGAACAGTCATTTTCATTGGAGCTACATCAATAGTTTGATTAATTTCTTTAATTTTCATTAGCTCAATAACTCCGCCTTGAGCATTGTATTTTTGCTTTTCTCCAACTTTAGTTAGTACTGTTTTTTCGTTAGTCTTCGAATTGCTTTCTTTAATACCTTTTTGGTCTGAGGCAGTAGGTGCACTCTTTTCTTCTGTTTTTTCTTCTGAGCCACAAGCCACAAGTGCTAGGGAGAAAAATACAGAGACAAGTAATAATAGATACTTTTTCAAATTAGTTCCTCCTAAATTATATTGCGATATTAAGTATAACAGATGTATATTGGTTTTATAGGATAAATTTAGATTTAGAGGAAAAATATTCTCGTATTAAGTTGACTTAAGTCAACTTAAAGTGTATAATAAGAGTATAAAGAACAGGAGGTGAACAAAGTGGATTGGTTAATAATCTTAGGAACGCTAACAGCAGTCGCAACTTTCTTTTCCCAAGTATCAACAGTTGTTAAAAACAGCGTAGATACATACTACAAAATCAAAGAGGAAAAAGAAAAGAGTCGCTCCCGCCAAGAAGTCGACTCCGAATAACACCACAGGGGAGAGCAATCTCCCTTGTAACTAAGATTATAACACATTCCATATAATATGATGAAAAAGTTTATTTGGACGAATATTCCCGTAGTTTTGATTTTAGGATTTATCTTAGCAATACTGGATTATGACAATTTAAACACATGGGGCTATGTCTTAATAGTATTTAGCATAATATCGTTTGTACTAATGATTGTAAATATAATTACTCTCTATTTAAAGGAGAAGAAAAATGTATAACTTTGAAACTAAGGAAGAACTAATAAAATTCGTAAATGATGAAATAGTGAATACTTCAGAGGCATTGGAGATTTTAGCATGCTCGAGGCAGAATTTAAATAAGTTGGTGAAGTCGGGGACATTGGTGCCTATTAAAGAGATGGTTCGAGATAGGTTGTTTTTTAAAAAGGATATTTTAAATAGGAAAGAACAGATGAAAAAATAAAACAGGACTAAGTTATTTAGGTTTGTTTTATTTTGTGGGGGCACCCACGAACTCACCCACAATTCACCCACAAAATTAAAAAAAGTGATGAATCACTATGAAACATCACTTTTATAAAACTTTGATAAATCAACGTTTTTGGCGTGATTTAAAACTTGATGAATCCAGAGGATATATTCCGCACGCAAGTTCACCAATGGGAACGCGACCAATATATGTCTCTATACTAAGAGAGAAAAAAGCCCTAATACTACGGTATTAG